AGCTTGCATAATGTGCTGTATTGTCTCGTTTGAAATTCCGCTCCAAGTCATAGCCTGATTCATCAATTGCAATGTGTTCTTGCGCCCACTAGATTTACCGCGCGCATATTCCATATTGCCCATTGTAGTCATTACAACCTGAAGTGTTCTTTCTTCCATTTCAATTTTTCTCATGGTGCAATCTCCTTTGTTGAATTAGTGGAATTTCTTCCATAATAGAGATTGCTTTTTTTCGCGTCATTAAAGATGCTTATAGATTTCGTACAATTCTTCTGGTCCACAGCACATCTGAAGCGCTTCATATTTTCTTTCGCCATAGTCATCTTGTATCGTTCCATCATCGCAGTCGTAATTATAATCATCTGGACCGAAGGAACGGTAAAGCTCATCATACGAATACTCTGTTCCGCATTTTGAGCAACGCCAATGCTCTCGTCCATTTTTGCCAAGTATTCGTCCACATTCGCACACGGGTCTTTTTATATGAAGTTCTACATATTTATTTGCGTAACAAGATATATGCCGACCTTTACGATCTTCAGTCCACCATTCTTCAAAACCATACTCATTAACGAAATCCATATTTTACACCTCATAACCGTCAGCGATAATGCAACCATACGCTGCATCTTTATCATACACTATCCGACGAGATTTTACAAGGCAAAAATCTATGGCCCTCGCGGCCAAATCGAGCTAAAAACTCGCTGTGGCCAAAAGCCCATTTTTTATCTCCTATTACTATATATAAATTTTCAATTTTTTAAGTAACTTAAAGAAAAAAGTGGGTTTTTGGCCAAATGGCACATTTTTAACGTATTTGCGTTAGTTTTTGTGGCCATTTTTATAAAAATTTTTGGCCACAAAGTGGGTTTTTGGCCACGAAATTTACACTTTTTGATGTTTTCTCGAAAAGTTCACAAAAATTACGAAAAATAAAATGGGCAGAACCGGGCATCATCGGTCAAGTATTTTCAAAAATAAAAAGGCCGTGAAATTTTATCTTAACCGAAAAATTTCAAAATTATGCCGGCTATAACCGGAATCGCAATCATCAGCCCAATATAAACCGGCATCATTCTCCGATTTTTCTCAGCCTCTTCTCGCTCTTGCTCCTGTTTCTTTTCGTGAAGCTCCATGCCTTTCATGGCAATATCTTTGAACGCATCCACTCTCCGAACTTTTGCTTCATCCACGAACCGATGCGTCTCCTGATAGTCATCCAGTCGAACCTTTGTCCCGCAGAATTCACAGAACATGAAATCTCGGTTACCATCTTTCACAGTCAGATCCGCGCCGCAGCTAGGGCATTTTACCGTCCGTGCCATAAAAGCACCTCCTATTCATACATCAAGAATATCATGTATATGGCCTGTAGTCAATCCCATTAGGGTGGTAATATCCAAATAATATTATTGCTTACCAACATGGCTCAATCCTCAATCTCAAACACAACGTTCACAAGTGAAATAATCGTATCATACTTCCTGCCCTTGAACCGAAATCTCACGAGTTGATCCGTGAAGCCACCAATTTTCTCGACCTGACCAGATTCAGCCGCATAAGCCGCCACGATCTTTGCTCTCACATGGCCCTGCTTTGCCAGTTTATTAAATTCACCCGCAGTCATTACCCGCACTCACCTCCGTCATCAAACTTCTCCCCGCCGCATACAAGAATTTCTTCAGCGACAGCACCTTAATATCGTACGTACTCTTCAAATTCTCCAGCTCAACATTAACCCCACCAGAGCGATATTCCGCCATATCCAATGCATACCGCATCCGGCGATCCGCAACACCAGGGCTACAATTGAACTTATCTGCCAGCGATGCCTCGATATCTCTCATGGACATAAATCGGTGCGTGTTCAAGTCATCGACGACCATCTCCACAGCCTCGCCCATCAGCTCCCCACCAAAGGTCAGCATGGGAACCTTCAACTTAGCGAGAAAATCATACGTTCTTTGCTGCATTTCTTATCACCACATCCTTTCCCACTCAGGTTTTCATAATAGCATTTGCTGCATGAACCAGATATGTGGTGCCGTCAATCGTGATTTGCAGCTGATCGCCTTCGTAGTCAGTCCAGTTGTCCACTTTGCCTTGAACAATAGTTCCATCTGGCAGCTTAATCTGTGCCCAGGAGTAGGTAAATGTCGTATCAAACACCCTATAGTTTCCGCAACTGCATAGCCCGAGGCAGCCAGCGAGCATCATCATACATGCAACGACGCAAATAATACGATTTTTCATAGTTAATCGCCTCAACCAAATATCATGTAAATCAAAAGCAAGAACCATCCTATATATCTGATGATTCTCTGTTTTTCTTCGCCGATGTTCTCCGCAAAAGACATTCCAATTGCGATAGCTTGTAAAATAATGCTTGCGAGCAGCACAATTCGCATCACTTCACCATACTTCCTTTCCGTGTCTGGTCATCCGCAGGCCAGTACGTGTAGATGTCATCGAACACCACCGGGATCTTCTTCTGAAGCTCCATCAGCAGCGGGCACATGAGCTCCCGCATCTGAGGATGGGCCGCCACAGGAGTACGCAGCTTGAAGATGTTGCGCCACTCACGGTAGTTGGCAGTCACCACGATTTCGGTCTTCAGGCACAGCGGAAGTACACAACGGGCCTGTTCGGGACGCATACCGTTGGCAATCATAAGCTTGTAGTCCTTTTCGGCATAAGTCATGGCTTCAAGGAACGAACTCTTGATCGTAACCTCGCTATCGTTCAGTTCACAATACTGCTCGCCACGAATATAAGAAGGCCAGATAAACGTCAACTCTCCGCCAAACTTCTCCTTCGAGTAGTTGCAGTACCGGGTGCTCTCCTGCGCAAAGCTCGCAATACGGTGCCGTATCAGTTCATTGGCCACGCCACGATCACAGGTGAACAGCACGGACAGCTGCGAATGCTCCAGCATAGCCTCATGCCCCTGCTTCACCAGAAAGCCCACCAGTTTCTTTGCCGACTCACCATCCGGCGTGATCTTGTCCTCGCTCTTGTAGCAGACCCGGGCCACCCGCTCGATCTGCTGGAGCTCCTTAATGCCTCCCTCAGAAATATCAGTGAGGATTTCGTACTTAGGTTCAACGATTTTCATAATTAGTTCTCCTTTTCATCAATGAATCAATGATTTCAAGCTGCCGCAGGCTCTTTCCATTACCTCTTTGGGCCACCATGCTGATGTCAATATCCTCGATCGGGATAATGTATCCGAGATGAGCCAGTTGCTTATGGTCGCAAGTTTCCACCTTCGGACACTTCTGGCATTTAGGTGCAAGTATCGTAAGTGCTCCGAAGTTGTTGTTCATGTTGTCCCCTCCGATATCATTTTGCACTCCCAATCCCCACAGATATCACCCGAAGCATGTTTCTTTGCAAACGCCATGCCCTTCTTGATAGCCTCCTGCTTATTTTCTGCTTTGACCACGAAACCCTGATGCCCGCCACCATTGTCCGTGCACTCAAACCAAAATGTGTACTTCATATATCAGCCAGCCTTTCTCTATCAGGATCTCGCAAAATAGAATCCCAGTCTCTAATAAGTTTCCGTAAGCCATGATCATCTGCTATTGGGTTCATCGTTTCTTCATCATATTGCACTATGACACTGCCTGTTTTATCGCATCCAAATCCGCAATTCCGACACTGAATCTTATACTTGATTTCCAGGCTTGTCCCAGTGGTCGCTGTTCCGTATACAGTTGGCCTCACTTTTGAATAGCATACCGGACAACATCTCATATAAAATCCTCCAAAATCGAGTTAAGCAGAATCTCCAGCACCCGGTTTATGCCTGCCACCACTCGATATGGCCACGGTTCTTTCGGTTCCACCCGGGCAGGGTTATCAGGCTTTCTCAGTGCACCATAAAGCCACCTGTCAAACTGCCCAAGTGAAATATCATTCTCCATGCACCACTCACGAGCATCTGCGTAGCTAATGTCACCATTCATGCAAAGCTCGACCACATCACACAGCTTAGCGTTCGGCTTGATCAGGATATCTTTTTGAAGCTCGTAATCCTCAAAATACAAGTCCTCGCGTGACCCGTCAGCCCTGTGAATAACTTGCGCAAAGGGTTTGCCATCCGCATAAAGCGTCGTAATATCCTCATCAATGTCGATTCGAGGACAGTCGTACCTCCATATGGCCTCAACAACTTCTTCATAGTCAATCATATCGCACCTCACAGCAGAATCCGGAACAAAATGAACCAGATCACCTTCAGCGTGAACGCAATAATGATCAGCCATGCACAAATAACCAGCGTTGCCGCCAGAATATGACCCAGCATATGGCCGATCTTCTCCCAAACATCATTCATCCTTATCAACCCTTTCAAGACCTGTAAAATATCCAATGCCAATATGACCACCATCGCAATAATGAATTGGGCGGAACGCCATCAGACCGGCCAGATTGTTCTTCGCATCTTCGAGATTACAATAGGGATGCCCATCGTTAAATTCCCTCTCGCAAAATCGGCACTTGTAAGTCGGATAATAAAACGCCTTCACCCCACACACCTCCTCGCCGCATCCAGACGGCTCTCCGCAGCGTTCAGCTCGAAGATAGCAGCCGTAATAAACTCCGGGTCGCAGTTCTCAAAGTGGTTCCGGGCCACCTCAAGATCCCGCATGGCATCTTTCAGCGTGTTGACTGTCGAAACCATCGGCTCTGTCCAGAATATCTTTTTGACGAAATCAACGATTTTTCGCAGCATTTCTACACCTCCACATCTTTGTGACCTGATGAGCTGTGAGCCAGCCCTCAACATCATCATGGCCAAGTAGCTGTGTGCCCATCACCTCGACAAGCCCTTGCTCAAAGCCATAGGAACCCCAACCCCAAACGCCATCCCAGATACGATTTCCAGCAGCATCATATGCAACGATTTGTTCACCACCATCGTGTCGTCCGCCCGGAAGATACTCCCGATAGTCCGGTATGTCCATCTCTGGCCAACGACGTCCATAAGTATGCGGAACCTTAGCGTGCTTCAGCAGAATATCCAGCTTCTGCATCTCGGTCATGTGATTCCAAACCCGGAGTTTCCAAGTTTTCTTAGACATATTTCTCATTTCTGCATTTCCTTTCGTCAGCCTCCATGGCCTTTGCGATTTTATGCTGGATATAAAGTACACAGCCATCCTGACTATCACATCCAAATGAAGCCAGCAATCCAGCAATAGCATTCAGACAGTTCAAGTCTTCTTTAGTAAATATCATTTAACCTTCACCGTTCCTCCTGATACTCTACGATTTTGGTCACTTCACTCTGAACCCGGTGTAAGAAACCACACGTACCCGAGTAACCGCATTCCACCAATACCTCGGCGAGATCGCCCAAAATATCCATATCGGTTCTTGTGAGATTAACTTGAGGAACAACTTCAATGTCCTCCTCTGCGATAAATGGGGTATAGTCTCCACAATGGCAACATTTAATGTTCATGCGTTGCATATAAACATCTCCTTCAACGATAAAAATAAAGAGCCGCAGATTTCTCCACGGCTCTCGCCTTAAAAATAGTGAACCCCACAATTGAGTCTAGTCATAGAATCATCAAATCTACGGATAATGTCATATGCATTTTCGTGCAAAGGGCTTTCTGCCTGATATCTTCGGGCTACTTCCATCAGCTTGGCTCTAGTTACTTCATTGAAGCCACCATTTTTTTCGGCTTCCATATAAATAGCACATGCCTTGCGTCCGTACCTCATTCCCATAAGTACACCGTGCAAATATCCTTTTGCATAATAATATGCTCCGTAAATTTTCAGAAACATCTTCATCATGTGTTTCACCTCCATAAAGGAGCCTGTTATTTTCGCGTCTTCTCCTCAAACTTCAGAGGCTTAACCGTACCCTCCCGCGCACACTCCGTCATGCACTCATTGCAGGGCTCGTCCGTCTCCAGCACCTTGAAGCTCTTGCACTTCGGGCAGTAGGTCGCATAATCCACTTCGCGCATCCAGTTATTCATATTTTGATATCCTCCATGTCAAATGTAGTGATGTGCTCGCAGTTAGGACACTTCAGATCAACAGTTCCAGCCGAGACTCGTACATACGCCACGTCCACATCCGGGCAAAGGTGCTGTGTCGAACTTGTCAATACATAATTACACGTTGCACACCGAAGCTGCTTTTTCTTAGGTTCTAATTTTTTGCCTTCTTGATTGCACAACCTATCGTCCAGTTCCGGGTGCGTCATCCGCTGGTTCAGAGCCCACAGCAGGTTCCAACAGGCAGCACGCAGGTGATCCTCATCGTCCATACCAACCATGTACTTTGCCAGATGCCGAGAAGCACTGTCCAGAAGAGAATGCAGCGGGATACCCTTATCCACATTGTGCTCGCCGTACTTCAATGCGCCCTCCTCGCAGTGCTTGCTGACCTCCATAATGCCATACCAGGGCAGAAGATCCATCCGTCCCTTCCCTGCGTGCATGTCACGCTTTGCACCGGTTTCAAATTCGGTGCGGTCTCCAGAATCTTTAATCATTTGTTTTCTCCTCCAGTTCATTGATTCGAGTGGTTAAGACAGTTCTTGCGGATATGAGCGAAATAAAACGCAGAAATTCCTCGTCAGAAGCCATTTTCACCACTATTCCCGCGCACAAAGGATTTACTTTGCAATATCCAACAAGTTCGGAACGATACAATTCGCGCTGTGCCTTTAGCTGAGCAATATCTGTGCAGTTGCAGATGTCATGTATGTTTTCCAGCATTTTCAGCCTCCATAAAATTTCCTCTCATTAAACGCTTTCTTCGAGTTCAGGGCCCTCGAAATCGCAAGATCAATACCACTCCTACTCTTCAGATGGTAGTAGTACAGATCCTTGTAAGGTGTATTCAGCCGGTCGATACGCCCCGAGGCCTGCTCCATGATCTTATAGGAGTAGTTCTGGCTGTAAAATATAATGGTGTCCGTCTTGATGCAGTTCCAGCCTTCAGCACCGGCATTGTACTGCACCAGATACACCCACCTGTCGCCTTCAGGAAGCGGCTGATGCTTGTGCCCGTTCCATTGTGCAACTTCGGTGTCCTTGCCATAGTCCAGACCCATCAGAATATCAAGCTCATAATCAAAATTATAGAAGATAATGACCCTAGGTCTGCCTTTACAAATATCCAGCACTTTTTCTTGTCGGCTTGCATCAGCGTTCACCAACTTCCGCAGCAGATAGCAGAACTCACTGGCGGTCTCGATTGGTTTGTTCTCCCAGAGGTTCCACCGGTTCTTGCAGATTGAAAGATACTTCGCCTTGTCGTACTCCACGAAAATATTCTCATGGTGCGAGACCGTCGGCCGCTCGAAGTCCATGTCAACCAGAATCCGTTCCCGTAGCCGTACCAAGCGCTGGGTATTCAGATACCGGTCAATCTTCGGGTATTTCGTGCAGAATTGGCTGTATACCGCATGCTGGTTGTTGAAGTCCGTTCTGTTTCGATAGAATCCATTGGCGATGAACACCGGGATATAATCCGTCCAGCAGTCCCCAGGGGTGGCGCTGAGCAGAATCCACTCGTTATTTTGCGTAATTTTGTAGAAAGATTTCACCCATGCGCCTTTTCCAACGACTCGCTGCTCGTCAAATATAAAGAACGCATTCTTTACACCAACGTACTTTCCGATATTATTCCAGGAATCCACCACGACCTTGTGCTCGTAAATATCATGCTCTGGATCTGTAGACATATAGAAATGGGCCAGTTCTTCGTCCCACTCTCCCGTATCCCGTTTCCGGGCAGTCGTGATGATGTAAAGATCCGGGGGCTCTGTCATACGAACATAATTTTCCGTGTTCACCTCCCCATCGTAAAGTTTGTAATAGAACGCCAAACTCGTTCTTGATTTTCCGCTTCCTACGCCTCCGCATAAGATGCAGCCGATTTTCATACGGTTGATCGCATCCAATTGGTAGTCGTAGAGCGTTACACCTGCCATCAGGTCGCTCACCTCATTTCCAACGTCACATAAATGTCACTTTTCTTGCAGTGATTCTCATAGGCCAGAAGCGAGATCGTCGCCTCTTCCTCATCTTCGCCCTCCCCTCTGACGGTATAAGCAAAGAGCTCTTTCCGGTGCTTTCTGAACACCTTCCAGAGCTCTTTTTTCTTAGTAAAGTCCGTGCTTTTTGCAGTAGGACGCATATTGCAAGCCCTCCTTATCTGCTTCGCGCATGATTTCTGACAGTGTGAGCTTTTTAGACTTTTCTTCCGTCGTTGACATGTTACGCGGTACGGTGTCTCGACATTTATCGCAGTATAATCTTTTTGACGGAACCTGGTACATCATACCGCCGCATTTTTTGCAAGCCTTATCTACTCTGCGAAGTCCGCCCATAAATATCACACCTCCTCAGAACGACAGAAGTCCGTGTAATAAACCAGGTCGTAATCCAGCGGATGGTTGTTCCAGTCGTAGTTCTGCTCGTAATCAGCAATCTCATCACGCTCGTCTAGTTCGCGGCAAATATCATCGTTGTGCTCATAGAACCATTCCAGCGGAAGGTCGAACTTGTCGCACAGTTCCGGAATATCAAAGGCCCAGCAGCCGTAGTTGGTGTTCTGTGTACCCTCCGAAACCATGTAATCGACGATCTCTTTTACTTTTTCTCTGCTCATAATCCTTACTCCTTCTGTTGTTCAAATATCAGGCTCTCTGGCCCGGTTGTGAGTCATGCGGGAATCGAACCCACCGTACAGCCCATGCTAATGACTCAAATAAAAGAGTCCCAGATTTCTCCAGGGCTCTCATGTGCTTATTCTTCAGGTGTACAATAATCAACGTCAAGATGCACTTTGCCTTCGCTATCCGTGTAGGTGACGAACTTTCTCGGTTGATGGAACATCTTCTCGTACTTCTCGGCGAACTCCGGCAAAAGCTCACCGAAATCATCCTCCGTGAGGCCTACAATCAGGAATGTTCCAACGATAATATCAATGGGGATACCATAAGGGCCGTCGAGCGTCCGGTTGAGTTTCTCCATGCAATCATCATGCAGCTTTCCTTCTTCGTTGCAAATCAATGCCACCTCATCGTCCCACGGGTAAACAGCCTGAATCGGGCCTTCCACCTCTTTCTGGAGCGATTCCAGAGAGCAGTCAATGTCGATCACTTCAGGGTAATGCTTTGGGCGAACCCTCAGAACTTTCATACTGTCAACCTCCCAAATTGCACATCAAAAATATAAATCGAGCTGTTTCCTTAGAGCCGCCATTTGCGACGTGGGCACTCACCGACTGGGCATTCGACCAGGGACTGACCCCGGCACTCGAAATATCATTGATTAGTAACCAAAGCAGCTATACTTACGAGCCTCTTTCGCCCGTGCTTCGACGACATCCCGAGCCACATAGTTCAGGTTGATGGTGTAACTGGGAATGCCGTAAGTCTTTGCGGCCTGGTTCTCGATTGCACAACCACGGTACGCTTTCTCTTCATCGTAGATCCCGATAAAGTAATCGGCCTCCGACAGCATCTTAATGCTTTCGCCGAGACACCAAAGTGCCTGGTTCATGCCACTCGGAGGATCAGGAATATAGGTTTGGATCACCTCCAGCTCCTCGCCAAACACAGCCTCAGCAATATGGTGCATCTGCTCCATGGTTGCTCGGATCTGTGCTTCAGTGCGGCCTTTCATCGGTGCGCTGATAAACAGTTTCTTCATATGCTTCACCTCAGAACGGAATTTCGGTGTGGTCGCTCGGCTCTGCCATGTCTGCTTCAGGAGCTGCAAACCGGGCATAGCGCTCTGCATACGGATCAGCATCCGCATCCTGCTCAACGTACATCACATCCGCATACAGGCTGTACTCGCCGGGTGCGTTCCTCTTCTCGACAAGGTTTGCCTGGAGACAGACGTTCTTGACCCGGATAAAGTCCAGCTGGCTGATCGTGTCCGTGTTGCAGAGCAGGCGCTTGCCGGAAGTGGTGACCCAGTAGATATGCGGGGGCCACTTGGAATCCATGTTGATCGTCACCGGCACGAAGTAGGTCGGAACGAACGGCTCGTCGTAGGTACGCTCAGGATTCGGATTGGTCTGACGAACCTTCACGCCGAGATCCATGAGGTGATTCACCAGCTCCATGGTCTTGATCACCACGTTGACGCGGCGCTTGTCCGAGCCAAAGCGGTCACGGCTGGGATCACCGCTGAAGTTGGTGGTAAAGATGAAACGGGTATCGTCGATATTGACTTTCTGGCGCTTGGTGTACATAAATATCAGTCTCCTTTTTACTTGTTGATTTCGAGTTCCAGCATGGAAAGCGCGGCAGACACTCGGCCCATCTCAGACAGAAAATTCGCAGGATTGCCTTTTGCTGCCGCCTCCAAAGCTGTTTCGTAGCTCTTCTTCGCCTGAGTGATGTACTTCTTGAGCGCATCATTCTCGACAGAAGAGTTTTCCGTATAGGGCTTACCAGGATACTTCTTCCCGCTCTTCTCAACCCAATTCTGGATCTCCTTGTAATAGCTGCCCTTGTTGCCGCCGCAACGCTTTGCGATTGCCATGGCCAGCCCCTTCTCCGGGTCGAAAACATCCTTCTCGCTGCACTTCACAACGGTCTTGGAGCCATCCGACCAGTAAACGATCGTGGCCGGAGGAGCAAAAATCACATTCTTAATAACCACTGCATTCATTGCCGTCGCCGCTTTTGCATGTGCGGTGTTCAACGTACCCGGGTAATAGGGTTTGTTAATGAAGCAATTATGTCCCTTATCCCAATAAATGTCATAAGACTTAAACTGGAACGTATGGCCTGTGTCCAGTGTAATCATCGTCTCCCCATCCACCGTTCTAACAACATCGGTAATGTTACCAATCACACGTTTGTTACTGTCACAAAGTTTGTTTGCCATAAAATATCACCTCACGTCAAAATTTCTTGCTGCTTCTTCCTGCGCATCGCTCCATGGAAGGTCAGGCGCAGTCCATGGAGCAACGCCGTCGTCGCCAACGAACCAGTTGAAGTCGCCGTACTTGGAGATCTCCTCAACTGCCTCATCGACTTCCCGGTTGAAATATCTTTTGTCGATATCCTCCTGCATCTGGAGCTGATAGACCGCCTCGCTTTCCAGCCAACGATAATCCTTTGCTCCGGTCACAGAAGCATATTTCCGTTCACCAGTATCCGTCAAGCCCGCTTCCCGCAGCAGCATAGCGCCGCCCTTTCCCGGCATGATCGGGCAGAACTGTCCCACGCGTCCCACAAAAATATAATTGTGTTCGCCTTCAGGCAGGTCCTCGTTCTTGTCGAGATAGATAGCGCCCTTGGAAACGGTCTTTGTCTCACAGAGGTCAGTGAACTCGATCTTCTCCTTGGAGAACAGGGTCTTGAACACATACGGCACCTGGAACTGTGTGCCCGTAGCCGTCCATTCGCCGCCTTCGTCCTTGCAGTCGCCCGGGATATAACCGTAAAGCGCCTCGCACTGGTCGGCAGCCATGTATTTCGCAATATAAACGGCATTGTTCACCAGACACATCCGCTCGTAGGTTGCCTCATGCTCGAACGTGTAGCCGTACTTCTTCGCAAAATCCATGCAGTACGCAATGATTTCCGGGGTCGCATCGGGGATCTTGATCGAATCCGTTTTGATATGCGCGACCTTAAAGCCGCGCTGCTGCACTTCGTCCTGCAAAGTGCGCATAAATAAAGCCCCTCGAAGCGCCACAATGTTGTTGACGTTCTTGGGGTTGCGGAACGGGTTGTCGAAGCTTGCACTGGTCAACCCGTAAACCGAATTGATGGCGATCTTCAACGCCTGCGCCAGAGCCTTTGCCTGCTGCGGATCATCGAGGTACTTTGCCAGTTTGCCGCCAAAGAGCCCCTTTGCCTTCTCGTACTCGCCGTGCTTGACGTAGATTCGTACATCCATCAGGTCGTTGAAATGCTTGGTGTACTCGCCAAAGTAGTTCATGGCAACAGCCGAATGCGGATGCAGCGACGCAACGTCCAGCAGGGCTACGTTCGTGTACATTCCTGGCTCAGCGTAGACATAACCACCCATGCCCAGGTCCGTGCCCCGGAACATGTTGTGGTACTTGCCGTCCTCACCTTTGGCCCACTCGTAACCGGGAAAGGCATTGATGATGTTGCAGTCCGTCAAAATATCAGGCTCGACTTCCACGATCGCATCGGATTTTCCCGTAGCAAGGTCTGTGTAGACCAGCCTGGGGTGCTTTTCCTTGCCGAAAATAATGCGTGTTGTCAGCGAGTTTGTCGTATCGTTCACCGTCATGCCGGCAAGGTCTGCCAGAATCTCTCGTGCCACAAAGTCTGCCTGACGCTTTTTCGAGTAGAACAGGGTCTCGGTCGCGATCACATCGTTGTCGCAATACTCGGCCACCTTGTCCCACAGGCTCTTCGGCACCGGCTGATCCCATGGAAGTCCCAGCTCCTGATGGTGGATGCCCAAATCGATTTCAAATTTCTTCAGGCTCTGCTTTTTCGACGAGAAGTCGTAAATATCAGTGTAGGACAGATTGTACGCCTCGCCAAAGAAGCCCGTGTGCTCGTTGATGATCCGGTTGGACAGCGCATAGATCTGCTCCACCGACATCCCGATCATGCGGGCCCAGAGGATATGGTTGTCGTACTTGCGGTTGTTGAAGCCGACCAGCCGATACTTTGTCAGGCTCTCGATCTCCTCCGGCGTAGGATTCACCATGCGGTGTACAGGCTCCTGCTTGGCAAACTTCCAGTTCACGAGCAGCAGATTCGGGAACACCTCCACGTCGAAAAATATCAATGGCGTTTCTTCCCCCACAGGGGCCTCCCGCTGAATATCATCCTTCGATTTGAAGTGCATCTTCGCCACGATCTTCAGGCAGGTGTCCGCCTGGTTCGTGCTGCTGGCGGCAAAGCCCAGGATCGCATTCCGCATGTCGTCCACGTTGTAAACGACATTGCCCTCGTAGGCTTCGTCCATAATGTGCGCAATAAAGTCAATGCTGGGCTTCGTATAGGGGCTGATTTCCTTGGCAAGGGCTTTCTTGATGAGGATACGCAGGTGCCGCTCATCCTGGATCTGCTTTGTATCAACCATTTTCGTTTCTCCCTTCAGTGGCAGGCCGCTGCTGATGGTCGCAACCGGAATATCATTGCATTTCGACAGTTTTCTCCGCAGAGAGGACTTGCCCGTGAACACCTTGACCTCGATGTTCTCGTCGTAGATCCTGCTCAGCTTCGTTGCATCGCCGGTGTAAATATAATGCAGGTGGATTCCCGCACCAGATTTGCTCAGCTCCGCATAGGTCTGGGGCCATTTGGAGGCAGCTTCCAGGTTGCGCTCGAAGCTCTTTTTTCCATCCGGCCCGGGAATATCAAAGTCGATGACAATGTGATTCTCCGGAACTTTCACGTAGTGCAGTCTCGAAGCATCCAGTTCGGCCAATTTTGACTTGACATTCTCCCATTTTTGCATCGGAATGCCATCGTCTGTTGCATACTGTGCAGGGCAGTCCTTGCAAATATCATTGAAGAGAGAATGCTGCTCCTTGAACTCGATCCATGACGTTTCCGGCTCGGCAGTGGGTTCTTCTGCCTTCACAGGTTCGTCAAGGAACTCTTTGAATTTCTCCGCTTTGAAGCCGCTGTAGTAGCTCCGCACCCGCTCGCCATTCACGGTCTCCGCGCGTTCCTTGTACTCCTCGAAGTAGTTCATCAATTCTTCCCGGAATGCACGGCGTGAGTATGGGTACGCCACCTTTGCCTCGTCATTGTAGGTGTTGTACATCGCCCAGGCCCGCTTCAGGGATACACCGTCCTCCTTCTTGAAAATATAAAAGGAATCCAGCATAAAGTTGTAAAAGTCGTTCGATGCACCCAGCATACGGGTCGGAATATAATCATCGTAGAGATGCTTGTTCTGCTCGTATACCTCCTTGCAGTGCCATGCGATGCCTCCCAGCTCAAAGTCCACCTTTGCTACAAGGTCACGGTACTTTTTTGCAGGGATCTTTTCGCCGGTAGGTTCCACATCGATCAGTCGTCGGATCAGGCCCGATTTTGCATCCGTGATCTTAACGGGCTTGTTGGTGCCCAGAAACATGAAGCACTTGAACTGGCTGGAATACTGGCTGCGGAACTTCTCGTTCACCAGCATGGTCTCGTGGGATACCAGCGAGTTCAGCCGGGTGTTGTCCTCGATGCGGGAAAGGTCACCGTCGTGCTGGATCGCGATCAGCGGGTTCGATTTGAACGCCTCCAGCGCAAACGCATTGGACGATGACCCCAGCACCTTGGAGTCGAACACCGACCAGTACCCGTCGAAAAGCTTCTGGACGATGTTCAACACAGTCGATTTACCGCTGCCGGGTGGGCCATAGAGCACGAGGAACTTCTGGATCTTGCGGGAATCGCCGTTCACGATCGCACCAACCGCCCATTCGATCTTCTTCCGCTCCTCGGGAGAATATAAGGTAGTCATCAGCTCGTCGTAGGCGCTGATGTTCCCCTCCTCCAGAAGATATGGCAGCCGCTTCGACGCATAGCTTTCCTTCTTGACCGGGGTGTTCGCAAATATCAATGTATCGTCAAGGGTGTGGTAGTTGTCCCGCATCTGACGCTGACAGTATTTGTGCCAGTTGTCGATCATCCCGCTTTCCGCGTCCCACATGTGCAGAACACGGTAGCTGTCATTGAAGACCTGCTTGTGTTCCTCCGCGTAAATATCCAGCGCGCGGTCAATCATCTGGAGCGCATCCTGTTCGTCCGTGCTCCAAAGCCCCCGCTCTTCCATCCAGACCGCGTAAAAATCAGAACCCCGGATCATCAGGTCTTTCGACTTTTTGATGATGAATTTGGGATAAATTTCGATTGTCCCGCGTTTTCCCGTCCGCGTTGCAATCATCAGGAAATCAATCATTTGTAACTGACTTCCTCCTTTCTCCGAGGTTTTTATACGTCTTTCTCTTTCTGGAGGGTCATCTGGGCCAGCGTTGCCTCTGCCTCACGGGCACGCTCATCGGCTTCCTTGCGCTGTTTTTCCGCCTCGTTCACCATCTTGCAGGAGACAAAGCCAAACCACAGCAGACCAGCGATGAGAATGTTCTTCCGGATGCACTTGCCCTTCATGCGGCGGATGGTGTGATTGGCCACCTCCAGTGCAGCCTTGCTGTTGCTCAGGTCGATCAAAATATCAGTCAGTTCCATTGTCAATTTTCCTCCAGTAATTCGGGTCAGCCAGGATCAGCCGACCAATGTTATTCTCGTCTCGACACGCCGTGATTCGCAGCATCACATGGGAATCGTCGAGTATCTTCTCAACGAATCCTTCCATAGGGATGCAGATTTTTGATTCATATGTCATCAAAACTCATTCTCATTCAACCAGTTCATCAGCTGGTACCAAATATCAATGGTACGCATGTCGATGGACGTACGGGTAATCGTAAAGAGACCGCCAGCACCGTTCGGCTGGTAGCCCCGATCCATAAACCGGGCCAGGATCGGTTCCGCGCGCTCTTCGCTGAAACGGGTGTCGTCCATGGCAGCCAGACCCAGGCTGACGACCATGCTCCAGAACCACTGCCCCACACGGTTGCCCATGCTGCGGTCTTCCATGATGTGCTCCTCGATGCGGATCGCCAGCGCCACCATCATCTCCAGCATAGAGCAGGGTACGCCCTGAAATACCGCATCGATCTTCCCGTACGGAATATTATTCTCCGATGCAAAGCGGTACCGCAGGTTGATGCCGTCCGTTGCCCGGCAGACATCCATTTCGCACGCCGGAATATAATCCCGGTTAAAAAGATACATCAGCAAGCGGTGAAAGCTGAGGTTCCGGGGTTCCCATTCGCCGCAGACGATCTTGTAGAGCCAGTCATAATACTGCTCCGTCTCCCTCATAAAGTTCATTCATCCTCCTCATCGTCGTGGTTGCCGGGCCAATTCTCCCGAACCCGGAGAATCTCGTAATCCTTGTGATAGTTGTGGTTGCGGACATGAACAGCGCTCGGTGCAAACTCGCCAATGCGGTCCAGCGCCTCGTTGCCGATGATCTTCGGAATATCATCTTCGTCCACGGGCTGATTCTCCGCATCGAACACCAGCGTTCCATCCGCGTAGTAAGTCAAGAAGGAAGTCTCGTAGTCGTCCAGCTCACCAAACTGATCCGGCTCAATGACTTCGATGGCCTCATGTGCCACCACATCTTCCGGGTCAGATTCGGTACGGTACTTCCCGGCCAGCTGTTCAAAGCTCTTCTGGGTCGCCCTTTCTTCGATGGTCTTATCCATATCGGCTTCCTTCTGCCGCAGATTCTCACGCTCGGCCTCATACCGTTTGCCGTAATAGGTCTCGTATTTCTTCTCGAAAACGGTGTGCATCACAAGGGCACCTGCCCCAAAGCCTGCTGCAAAGAGCAGAATATCACGCACGGTCTTGTTCATTGTCGATGTCTCCTTTGATTGTCATCATGGTAAACGCCAGCCCGCCAAAGAAAAGGGAGACACTCATCAGAATGCCTCCCACCATGTGGCGCTTGCGTTTGGTATCGGTCAGATAGTCCAGAAACAGGAAAGTGCTTTCCAAAGTTTCCATCGTTCCACCTCACTCAGAAAGAACCGCCAGACCAGAGACGAAGCAGACTCCGGCCATGGCAGCAAACAGGTAAGACAGTCTCTTAACGAATCTGGTCATAGCGTATTCCTCCAAAATATCAGTCTCAGATCTTATCGATGATGGGCCCGTCGCAGTTGAACCGCAGCATCACCGAGCGCTCCCCGCCGTTGATAAAGCTGTTCAGCGCATCGTCGCCCTTGACGTAGTTGGTCACACCGAAATCCACGTGGTTCTGTCGGGTCGTGTCGTTCGGGTCATAGATCCAGCCCACGATCTGGCCTTCCGGGGTCTTCAGGGTCACACCACCGTGGGTGCCCAGAGATGCCAGAACGTCATTCAGGAACAGGTGACCCTGGGTGCGCAGACGCTTGTTTGCCGCCTGCTCCATCAGGAACAGGTAGTTGCGGTTCAGCATATTGTCGGGCTGCCAGGTGTCCACAGTCTCGTCAAAGATGCAGGTATAGGGGCTGGTGTGCTGCATGGCGATGTCCTTGTATTCCTTGATGGTCTCCTCCATGCCCTGCTCGTTGGTGCTCTTGCTCTCGAGCTCCACAGCCTTGATGTTGTGCTCCAGCTCCTCCTGAACACGGCTTCCAAAGCGGTCGGATACACGGCTCTTGTATTCCTCAAAGGCCTTGTCCAGAGCAATATAAGCCGCAGTCAGGCTCGCATTGCGCTTGGACATGATGTGGTGGGAACCGAACATGCAGCCCAGAGATACCGCACCCAGGGTAACCGCAGGCGCATACACCTTTGCCAGCTTCAGGCCGGTCTGGACGTAGGTGGTCGTAATATCGCTCTTGTAATCCTTCTCGGTGTAGGTCTCGCCCTCGCTCAGCTGGATCTCACCGCTCTCGATCTGCTGCTTGGTCGTGTGGATGCTCTCCACCTGAGCATTGTGCTCGGTCAGAATATCCTGTGCCTTGATGGTCGCCTTGCAGGCCAGCACGGTAGCAGTCACACCACCAATGGCAGCGCCAACGATCATAATGGTGGGGCTTGCCTTCTTCAGCTTGTAGCCGCACTTGGATGCAGTACGGGTCATCTTTTCCATGATTTCGGTTTTGTCGATCTTTTTCAGGAACTTCATAAATATCAATCCTTTCTTATTGTTCAGCGCAGTGGTACAGGGCGAGGCAGCATCAGGCGATATCCGCCCGGGATGCCCTTGATGAACGCCCCGTCAAGGTTGTACCAGCCGTAATTGTAATCGGTGCTCTCGTTGGAAACGCCCATCAGATCCCACAGGTCGCCCACAGAGACCTGACCATACTGGCGAATCGCATCGTACATCTGGGAAAGCGTGTCGTCTGCATCCCCGCGGAACTCAAAGTCCAGGTTCTGCAAGCTGCGTCCTGCGGCCCGGTTCGGATTCCCCTGCCGGTTGCCAGAGCCACCCTGATAGTAGGTGTCGTAGCTGTTCCGCTGGGTGCGGGAGCCGGAGTAGTTGCTCGAAGAGCCGCGGGAACGGTCCTCACCGAACAGTGCAATGCTGACGGCTGAGTTGAAAATGCTCCACAGACCGTTCTTCAGCATGGGCAGCAGATAGTCCACCACAATGCGGTTCTTCACGGTCTTGAGGTCCTCGGCCAGGAACTCGTTGGCGATCTTCTGGATATTGTTCTGCTCCTTGAGGGTCACTTTTCCCTTGACGACCTTCTGGAACTTCTTCTGGGGCTCTGCGGCAGGCTGCTGTCCGATGCTGCTCTTCGGCATGTTTACTTGTGCCATGTTGTTATCCTTTCAAAAACAAAAAAGTAAGAGCCGCAGATTTCTCCACGGCTCTCGCCTTACCTAACATTACTTCTCTTCAGAAGTTTCCTCAACGTCCTCGTCAGGAACGTCCACCTGTGCAGAATCGACATTCTCGATCTTCCAGGGCTTCTGCCAGACGATCTTCTTCTTGGTCTTCGGCTTCTCCTCGTCCTTGTTCTGCTTCTTGGCCTTGTGCTTCCGGTACAGTCCGTATCCCACGGCTGCAACCAGACCCACAGCACCAACAGCGAGACCAATGCCCGAGCTGTTGCTCGAAGTTTCCTCGTTATCGATCATCTGAACATTCTCCTCCGGAACGACCTCAACAGAAGTCTCGTTCTCCATAGTAGTTTCGTTCATGTTCGTCATTTCGTCCATTTTTGTTACCTCTTTCTTAAATATAAGTTTATAATGTCGGAGTATTACCTCCATAAAGGAAGCTGAATTTTTCGCGCCTGGTCAAATATCAATAGCCGCCCAGCCACTTCGGAGGCGTGTGATACTCCAGCGTCAGACAGGGCATTCCATCCTCGTCCAGCCGGGACGCATAGAAAATATCAACGTTAAGCCCCGAATCCGTGTCCCAGCCCAGCAGGTCACCGTTGACGCAGTGGTCGATGCCCAGATAGTCGAACAGATCATTCTCGCTCACCCGGAAGTCACTGAGCAGCTGTTTGTTGACCCCATTGACGGCCTTTTCGATCATGGCCTTGGTCGTCCAGAAGTAGGTGTTGGTCAGGCTTTCCCAGCACTTCACCCGCTGGTCATAGGAAACATCGGTCGTGGCAAGGCCCTTGGCAGACTGGATGGTTGCCGGTTCGGGGCACTTGGCCATCTTTTCCAGCGCAATAGTCTCCCGGATCTCCTGTTCCTTCTCGGGGCCGATGGCCTCCAGCACCTTGTCCTGATAGGTCTTGAGCGCGCTCTCAGAAAGGGTGCACGCCGCGGCCAGTGCAGCATTCCGCCGCTCGTCCACATGGACTGCGCCAATGACACAGCCCGCAGACAGCACCATGCTCAGCGCAGTCGGCACATACACCGGGCCTGCCGTCTTGACAATGGTCTTCACGTCCAGCTTTTCCACGCCCAGCTCCTGCTTTTTCTCGTCCAGCAGGATCATAGCCTTAGGGGTCGCGGTCACAGCGAAATAGACCGCCGTAATGCTTCCCGTGATCGCCAGACCACCCAGGATCTTGGATGCGTTCTTGCCTGCGCTCCTGCGCACTGCCTTTGCAAATGTTTTCAGGTTCATGTTCGTACCTCCAAAAATTTATAAAAAGAAAGAGCCTACGATTTCTCGTAAGCTCTCGCCTTTCAGATATGTCCGTGCTGCTTCAAATTCTCGAAGCGAATTTCTGTTTCACGCTGATCATCGCGTTCCAGTTGGATCTGGTAACAGATATACTCGTACAGTCTGGTCGGCTGCTTCTTCAGATAGTGATACAGCCCCGTAAAGCCGTATCCTACTGAACGTGCAACTGCCTTCAGTACGCGTACCATTGCCTTGTCCATCTTTGCATAATAGTCGTGATCGTACATAAATATCAATCCCCTTTGTTTGTCAGTTTGGATACCTCTTCCATAAGGGAGACTGTATTTTTCGCGTTTACAGGTTCTTTTCCGCAAGCTGACGCTGAACTTCCTCCCGCACCATGTCCTGCATTTCCTCTTCGCTGCGCTGCTCCTCGATCAGGTCGTGGCCAAAGCTCAGGATTGCGCTTGCAGCCATCATTGCCACGGATGCAACTTTCCACCAATTGATCTTCTTCATAAAATATCAGTCTCCTTTTCAAAATTCAAAACGGTTCCCGTCTGGTCGGGTCGTAATCCAGATACTCTTTGATCGGCTCCTGGAATGCTGTCACATAGTACACTTCCAGTCCATCATCCGTTGTCTGCCGGGCATAGTTGAAGTCGATCCAGTAATATTCCCACTCGTTGCTCAGATACTCCGCGCACCAGCCCAGCATATCTCCTTCCGGTATAAAGTCCAGTCCGGGCAGGAAGGAGTAGAAGTCATTCAGCGAGACTTCTCCATTCAACGCAAAGTTCCGGTTCACGTTGTAGAAGGCATCCATCAGCTCCGTTTCCGTTGCATGGAAATATCTTTTTGAGATAGGCTCGTAACAGAGCAGCTTTTCTTCGTCTGTGCCTGCCGGGGTGGGGGTCTCCAGAACATCCTGCGTGTCCTTGTAAATATCTTTTTCTTCTTCCACGCCGATCCGCTCTGCCACCTGCCTGCGATACTCCTGATAGGTCTTTCCCAGCGCCATATACGCCGCGGTCAGGCCTGCGATCTGCTTTTTGTTCAGCGCGTTGGAGCCCAGGATGCAGGCAATGGTACCGCTGCCAAGAATCGCAGCCGGAACGTATGCTTTCCAGCACATCTGAACAATTTGTTTCTTTGTCGGAGGCTCTTCTGTCACTCCAAACTCGTTTTCGTTGAACTTTGTCAGCTCCTTGTCAACTTCAAGTATATGCTGCGCCTTCGTAGTCGCCCGCCCGGTCTCGATGGCCGTTGCCACCACGCCTACAGATGCCGCCACCGCCAGAATAGTCCCGCCGTGCTTGCGCAGGAATTTCGCGCATGTTTTCGTCAGTTTCATTGTTCAACCTCCCATCACAAAATGATTTAGCCATAGAGAATCTCGTAAAGCCGATTGGATGCGCTCAGATAGTTTTCATAAATATCTGCGTCCGCACACATGCTCATGTAGTCCTCCGCGTTTTCCACCTTGGAATAGACCTGCTCAAGGTTTTCTTTGAGCGCCTGAAGTTCGCTCTTCATTGCCGGGTCCGTGCAGCGCTGAACGATGTCATCCATTGTTTTCATGATGTTTAACCTCCATTTTGAAAAAAGAAAGAGCCGCAGATTTCTCCACGGCTCTAGCTTTAATGATTAGCTCGTATTAACGTTCCATAAAGTCCGTATCTACTAAATCATATTCCACATCATGGTCGTTGGAATTGCCGATAAATATCGAAAACGCCTTATCAAGGTCGGTAAAGTCGCACACTGCAATTTCATTATTTTTGAATGCAGGTGAGCCAACCAGTGCCTCGCACATGCGATCACGAAATTTAGCCATTTCCTCAGGATTTTTGCATTTGATGTTCAAAACGATCATAGTTTCGTACCTCCAAAATATAATTCTGAGACTGATCATCTCATAAAGCACCATGAAAATTTCGCGTCAGATCACATCAGCCTTCTTGAGAATATCCATCAGCTGCGCCTTGGTCATCTCTGCATCCACTACAAGATGGATTTTCAACTTCTGCTCTTTTTCGCTCCAGTTCGCCTGAACCTCGCCCAGCTGTACCTCTGTACCGGGTAACTGCTTTTTCAGTATCTTGTTGATGACCTGCGAGATGATGCGGCGCAGAAAACTCGACCGAATCAGCATAATGTCCTCCATAATCGTTCAACCTCCAAAAATAAAAATGAAAAAGAGAATGGGCCTCGAACCCATAACCTCCACAATAAAGTGGCGCTCTACCATTTGAGCTATCTCCTCCATAAGGGAACATGAATTTTTCGCGTTTACTTGATTCTTTTGACCGTCACTGTATATTCAAGCTTCATAGGATTGCCGGAAGCATCTTTACAAGAGAAAACATTACCAGTAAAACTAAGCTGGGCAGTGGAATTTTTACACAGGATATTCATTACAGTTCTATCTTTAAGTACTGCAATTTTGAAAATATCTGCGAGTTTTTCAAAATCATTCATAATACGATTAGCCTCGAACATATTTGCATTTGACATAGTTACTACCTCCCATATTGTGGTTTACAAAAATAAAGAGCCTACGATTTCTCGTAAGCTCTTCTCTTTGGCTTATCGCCAATCAGGATGTTTCTTCAATGTAGCTAAATATTTGCATTGTGCTTCCTTAAGATACAATTCTTTGTAATATGCTTTCCATTCCGTGTGAATATCATCCGGAAATACAATATCGTTTTCTTCAATAACATCAAGCATAATCTCGATTTGCTTTTTCTTTTCATCTCGGATTTTTATTCCGTTATCAAACTTCTTTATTGTATCTCTTGATAGTCCAGTCATTTCAACCATATGACAAAGAAATATATTCCTTTGTTCTTTCAGCTCTTTCAGCATACATATCACCTCATAAAGTAAGGAGAATTTTTCGCGTTTGGGCAAAAAGAAAAGAGCCTACGATCTCTCGTAAGCTCTCTTACTCATTTAGTGAAAACCGTTATGATTTCTTTATCTTCGTCGAAATGCTTCATAAGTTCATTGAATTCTTTTTCGCTGCAATGCGCATCAAATATAAAACTTGTAACACCTGTGTGCTTATTTTCAAAGTAACCATACCGCTCAATATAAGCGCCCAGTTGTTTTGCTTCTTCTTTGATTCGTTCGCCGCAGCATGCCCTGCAATGAACTCTGAAATACTTTTCAACGTTAATAAGTACCATTCTTAATCACCTCCATAATATAAGCTGATTTTATCGCGTTTATTCTTTGTTTCTCTCTGGCTAACCAGGCAAGATAGTCATTGGTTTCGAGCTCCGCTGTATCATGTGCTTCATGTTTTTCAATTATTATAGTTCCATCATTATGCTCGTGCATAATATTTCTCCTTTGTCAGATCAAACTCCGATCAAACACGGTTTCCCAGCGTTCTTTCTTGAGGGGCTTCATGCGCAGTGCCCACATGATCTGCCGTACGGTCACAGTCGGGTACTCGCCCTTTGCGTTTTTCTTCTTGGCGTGACTATCAAAATATTGCCGGAACCCTTCATGCAAATAGATCTTGTCGGTCAGCCAGGGGTCAATGGCGCTCCAGTAAGTAGCCTTGGTTTTCTCGTTGTACCGCTGCTGGATCACGCACAGGCCTTTCCCCTGTTCCCGGTAGAGCGTGCAGACACGGTACACCGGGTGATTGCACCGGTAAACGCTCCCGTAATAGCTCGTCCACTCTTTTGGCGGTATGTCGTGATATCTCATAAAAAATAAAGAGAGCCCGCAGCTTTCGCCACGAACTCCCTCGGTTCCTCCTTTACTTTCTATCCGTAAAGCCTCTCTTGATCTCATGGAGACCATCGTTCATTGCTCTGGAAAGCGGCGCTACACCGCCAGCCTCGCAGATCGACCAGTATACCGTCGTGCCAATCGTTCCCAAAAACGTCAGGCAGCTGATGCCAAACTTCGCCCACTCAATGCGCCGTGCCTTCGCAGCCTTCTCCTGATCGTTGATGACCTCCTGGCCCTTCCGCCGTTCCTCATCCTCTTTCAGGTTCTGGTCGCTCTCCTGCGCCTCGCTCTTGATTTGCATCTCGTACAGCTGCAATGCCGCCTTCGCTGTCTTTTCGTAATCCTCCGTACCCGGTTCCAGATCCTTCAGCTTGGCGAGCGATTGCTTTGCCGCTTCCTTCAGCAATTCTTTGTTTTCATAGTTTTCCATTTTGATTTTCTCCTTTACAAAGTAATTTAGAGTTTCCTCCATTAAGCACCATGTTTTTCTCGCGTCAGGTCCAGCTTGTGCACCCGCAGTATGATGTACTTGTCGCCTTCAAAATTCTTCACCTCCTCATCCAGGCTCAGGCTCAGGTAGGGCCAGTCCGGGTTATCTTCATCGCCGATCAACAGCTCGCCCACCTCGTAAATATCACGGTAATGGAACCAGCGGTAGAGTGCCATCCCGAAAAGTAGGCCCAGAATGATAGCAGCGAATAGGACAGCGTAGTAGATGTACAGCATTTTGATTTTCTCCTTTTTAATAATGTAGTTGATAAAACGGTCTTCTGCGTGATGAAAAATAAAGAGCCTACGATTTCTCGTAAGCTCTCTACACCTTAGATGTCGTTGCGAATCAGGAATAAGTCACCACGGCTGCAAGTAGCCCGTACAATTCCATTCGCCCGAATCAACGCAATCGCATTGGCGTAAGCTCCGCGTGCTGTCTGAGCGCTCTTATACTCGCCTGTATCAATGTACATAACTTTCTGATTGCTCTCAATAAACACCCGGATCTTATCCATCGCGTTCACATAGCCTCGGTCGTAATTTACCTTTACTCGTTTGCCCATAATTTCAATCTCCTTTATTCATATTCGGAAGACATCCTTCCGTAAAGCACAAAGAAAATTTCGCGTTGAATCGTAACAGTCTATTCTAGAATAGAAAAAGAAAAGAGCTCAAGTTTCCTTGAGCCCGTTTTCCGGTCAGAATCCATTAGCGGATACCACACCGAACATCGTTCAGCATGAGGAATTCTTCGCCCTCATTCCAACCCGCATACTTGTCGTTGGACGATTCGTTAAATGCGGTCATAATAGAGTTCATCATTTCCTCAAAACCTTCAACAATATTCTTCAGCATAGTAAATACCTCCTAAAATTTGTTATTTCTTTCCATAATAGAAGGTGTATTTTTTCGCGCCGGAAAATAAAAAAGAAGAATGCTTGAGTTTTCAATCCCAAGTCATTGGATGAGTACCGTTTATTTTATGGAACGTTTCATTCCGTACTCGCATCGATGCCTATTTAAGTTGTCACAACTACCAATTATTCATTGGCTGACCAACACCCTTTATTCTTCCATAAAGGACCATGTATTTTTCGCGTCATCCACGCTCAATACTCAATGTCCAGAAGAATTTGCGGTATTGCTCATAATAACTTTCTCGGCAGCAGGGGCAGCCATGAATTCGCAGCACATCATACGGAACACATTCCGTCGCTCCTTTTAATACATAGGGTGCGATTGCCGGAGAAATATCTTTCAAGCAGTGTTCTATAAGGCTAATCCGCTTGCTGAAGAATGCCCTGGCAATGGCGGTCTGTTCTGTGGGGTTCGATTCACGGCTTCCTTTGACAGTATACGTCCGAAGTTCTTCTGGTTTTGCTTTCCAGGCATCCAGCATGACCAAGGCATCTTTCCATTCAGGATACTGCAAGCAGAAATGTTTAAGCTCATAGTATCGGTGCTTTGAAATATAATACGGATTCTTTTCAGATAGTTCAACGTGTGCCATCTTTACCCCTCCACAAAAATCCAGTTTGCTCATAGAGCGCTTTCGGTGAGATGTAAAAATTGATACGTCCGAACTTGGAGTTCATTTCTTTCAAATCTGTGATTTTCTTACCGTCTCTGGTAGCTGTTCCGATAGGCAGCCATCCAGAAATAATCCCCGCTCGCACCCACGATGGGTCACGTCCGTATACTTTTGCGGCAACTCGTACAGGTACTGATCCTGTTGGAAAAATAAGGTCATTCATAGAGCTTTCCTCCTAAAAATCTCTAAGGACATCTTACTACGTCCTCTATGCGCATTTTAGGGAAGAAAGCGGGGCAGTGCGTGATGCTTTTTATTTTTTCAATGATGAACCATTGACAATCATCGTAGTATCGTTTAAGCTAGAATAGAATTCAGAGCCAAAAAGGAGGTATTTTTAGTGCTTATAACCTGTCCAGAGTGTGAATTGCAAATTTCTGATAAGGCACTTGTATGCCCTCATTGCGGTTTTCCACTCAAGAAGAATGCTCAAGTGTATCCTAGAAAAGCAAATAAACGTCGTAGGCTGCCAAATGGATTCGGACAGATTTCAGAAATCAAGGGGCGCAATCTACGAAAGCCGTTCAGAGTTTTAGTAACCGTAGACAAAGGATTAGATGGGAAACCAATCTGTAAGCCGCTTCAGCCACAGTCTTATTTTGAAACCTACAATGATGCATATTTAGCATTAGTTGAATACAACAAGAATCCATATTCCATCGAGAAAAATATTACCATGGATGAATTGTATCAGGCATGGCTGAAGGAATACAGGACGCATGTTGGAGAGAAGATGATAGAAAAGACTGAGTGTTGCTGGCGGTATGTTCGCAAAATTCACAATATGAAATTACAGCAAGTTCGTATTCCACAACTCAAGCTCGCACTCGACGAGGCAACAACCTATAAAAGTGGCAACGAAGTAGAACTTCCTCGTTCAGCTAAAGGCAGAATCAAAAGCCTGTTCAATCTCATGTTTGACTATGCAGTAGAGAACGAGCTTGTTCCGCAAAATTATGCAAGGTCTTTTGCTCTTTCCAGATCAGATCAAGAAGAAACAGCTAGAGTGGACAAAAGTCACATCCTATATTCAGACGAAGAGGTTGAACTGATTTGGGGCGCTCTCCCGGTCTATCCATATCTTGATATTACTTTAATTCAATTTTATTCTGGTTGGCGGCCCAATGAACTTTTGAGCATGAAACTAGAAGATGTTGATTTAGAGAACAAAACATTTCATGGGGGCTCCAAAACTGTCGCAGGTAAAAATCGTATTGTGCCAATTCATTCCAAAATATTCCATTTTGTCGAACAGCACTATAATGAAGCTGTTGCCGCAGGGAGCGAATATGTATTTCAATCAGATACCCAACCTGGTAAGGCATATACATACGATCGGTATTATGTTCGACTTATAGAAGCACGCGATGCCTTGGGGCTAGATAAAAGTCATCGCCCCCATGATGGTCGTGTTCAGTTCGCAACCATGGCAAAGAAAGCTAAAATGGATCAATATGCACTAAAGAAAATTCTCGGTCACTATATCGACGACGTGACCGAGAAGTATTATATAAAACCTGGGATGGACTGGCTCCGAAACGAAATCGAAAAGATCAAATGATGTACTCCTCAAAAAATTAGTATAGGATTATTGTGTAGGCAGATATAGGAATATCGTATATGAATAATGTAGGAGTAATGTGCGAGTTGTGTGCGTCAAGCCACTACTTTCGGCATTCAATCACGTTCAAATACATCATGGATTCGCATTTTATTCGATGCTTCGTATTACTTCAGCTCCTCCAGAAGACTTTTACCCCAACACACCAACGTCATTTTTCTCTCAAAATATAGGACTAATCAAAGAATAATCCTCGTTCAATCAAATCCAATCACATTTTTAACGGTCTCTGAATTCAAAAAATAAAAGTCCCTGAATATTCCGCGGCTCGACTCGCAGATACTCAGGGGCTTTTTTCTTTCGTGAAAGTCTTTCAAATATCAGTCTCGTATCGTGAGCTCTATTTCACATCCGTACATCAATTGGCCGCATCTCAAACAGCCCGGTCTGAAACGTCGCTCAAAATATCATAGCCCAATATCTGGGAGCCCTTTCTAAATATCATATTACCATAGTCCGCGATCCAATTGCAAGCCCATTCTTCAGCATCGACCCAGTAGGCCGATTTCACCATGCGGTGCAGCTCTGGCAGCAGACCGTAACTGACTAAGGTAACATGGCCCAGCTCATGGATCAGCACCCTTCGCAGCTTTTCCCCGCTCAGTCCTCGTGCCACAAACACATGTTGCAGCTTCGGGTCTGTCACGGCAATGGTCCTGCGTCCGGTGCGATCCACAAGGTATGGGCTGTCCGGGTCTACAAAACGGATGCGCCAAAGCCACCCGTTTACCGTAAACCGTTCCATTTTGAATTATGCGGGCATGTCCGCCACGAGCTTGGTGAAGTCAGCCTTGATCTTCTTGCGCAGGTCAGGGTCAGCATCCCCGTAAATGGTTCGGATGGTGCTCATCGCGCTCGTCAGGTGCTCGCTTGCCCGGCGCTCCATCTCCGCCTTGTCCATGGCCGTGTGGCTCTCGGTGTAGTGCTTGCGGGCTTCCAGGTACTCGCCATAAGGCTTGCCGTACTGTCTGCCCTCATGCTCAAACTCCCCACGCCGACGCAGAGGGAACTCCCCGTGGTCGTCACGCATCTCCCTCTCGAACTCGTCCGGGTCGCGCAGCCACTTCTCCATGTAGCGGTGCTGTTTCGTCGAGGGCGTGTACCCCATCCGATAGTCTTCCGCTTCGCCCATGACCTTACTGACCTTCTCGTAGTAGCAGGCTTCGTACAGGTTCCGCTTCGTTTCGGCAAGGTCCTTGATCATGTCAGTCACTTCCCCTGCCTCGTGGGTGTTCACGCTCTCGATGCCCTTCGCCAGCTCTCCCTTGAAGGCATCCACCAGAGTTTCCATCATCGAGCAAACACTCTCCATGCAACGATTCTCCATGTTGATTCCTCCTTACGAAAGCTTCCGCACGATGAGATTCGCACCGGGCGAAACAGTCAGAGCGGCTGTTCCGGTGTTCACGATGCGGATCACGTCATACATGCCGCAGCCAGTTCCCAGCAGCATGGTTTTCGCCACGTTGAAGGCATCCCCGGCAGCGGTGCTGGTCACGATCATGTTGGAGCCGGGGAGCACTGCATTCCCTGCGGAAATGCTAAGCTGGACCGTACCGGCAGCCACACCTGCGATGTTGCCCGAGAACGCCACTTCGTAAATGCCGGGCAGTCTGAGCTTTACATCACTCATGCCCGCACGGTGACATTCGGCGGTGCAACGGGTCTTGAGGTTCGTCACGTCAAACAGAATCGCCTGACCGACTTCCAGGGTCTGAGCAGCAGAATTGGATATCTCGATCATCTGCAAATCCTCCTTCAAATATCAATAAGAAAGGAGCGCCAGTCTCCCAGCGCCCCTCCATTTTGAAATTTCGCTTAGGCGGCCATGTTGCAGCACCCGGTCAGACCAGCGATCTGGCAGCCCAGAGTACCGGTACCGGCGTAGGGGTTCTGCACGATGTAGGCAGGGCCGGGAGCCGGACGCAGCTGGTTCACCAGATAGTTGTTCTGAGCCTGCTGGCTTGCAGCGAGGGTCATCTGGCTCACCTGAGTGCGCAGCTGTGCGATGGTCTCATCCTTGTCGGCCATGCGGTTTGCAACGATCTCGTCATGCAGCTGGCGATAATTTGCATTGTCGTTCTGCATGATCTGCTGTGTCTGGTTGGCGATGGCGGTCGTGATGGCGCAGGTGTTGGTGGCCAGGTCGTACTGGATCTGTGCCTGCCCCTGACGGTTCTCACAGCAACAGTTTGCCAGCTGGGTCTGGAGGGCGTTGGTGTTCTGCATGTTGGCGACCGTGTCGGCGTTGATTGCCTGCTGGATGCCGAAGTTGCCCTGCATCATGGCAGTGTTCACGCCATTAAAGCCCTGAAGCATCGCGGTGTTGGTGTTGTTGAAGCCGTTCAGCAGGCTGGTGTTCATGGCGTAGAAACCGTTGCACAGACCGTTCTCCAGGCCATTCAGCTTGTTGATGACACTCTGATTATCGAATCCACGCTGGATATCCGCCTGAGTAGCGGCACTTGCCAGAGCGCTGCGGGTTGCAGAACCATTCCCGCGGTTACCAAAACCGTTGCCGTCCCAGTTGCCAAATCCGCCCCACAGAGCGAACAGGATCACAATGATCCACCATGCACCGCAGCCGTCGCCGTTCCGGTTGCCGGTCACAGCAGCGATGTCAGCCAGACTCGGGATCATGCCCATCATACCATTGTTAAACATATCATTTCCTCCTTTGGAAATTTCAGTGAGTGGAAAATACGGATATGTTCACTGAGCCTTCTTTCAGGCCGCGCGTATCCTGAGCAAAAGCTCAATTCACATCACTTGGGATATGTTTAACGTCCGTTTGCTTTTAACGACCTCTGAAGAACCGCATTGCCTGTGCGTAGGCCTCCTCGGGTGTGATCCCGTAGCTCTCGCACAAGTTCCGGGCGATCTGCTCACCCGTCGCGTCGTCTCCATTTTGAATTGCCGACAGCGCGTTGTGTGCCATCGGGTTGTTTCGCAGCTGTGGGTTTCCCGCCAGTAGACGGTTCACAAAGTTCATTCTCGGGTTATTCGGCGTTTGGTTCATGGTTCAGTCCCTCTTTTCCGTGTTTATAAGGTTCTTTGCGGTAAGGTCTTGACTTTTTCTGTACCAAACGCTTGATCTCGTCCAGCTTGTCCCGGATCTCTGCCAGCTCACCATTTTCAGGCGGGTTCTCAGCGGTCTGGGCCATGGGAACGAAGGTCATGGTTTCGATTTTCCCGACATTCGATAGATACTTCACATACACACAGCTCATGTCATCTTTCGGGAAGATGGCCACCGTGCCGTTGTTGGGCACTTCATTGGGGCGTACTTCCTGGATGTCATGGATCATTCGTCCAGGGATGGCCTGTACGAACTGCTGCGGATATCCATTTTGAATTCCCACCCCCTGCATCTGTTGCAGGTTCTGATTGTTTTGCCATCCTCCCAGAGCAGCTGCCTGTTGAGGAGTAAGGCTCTGCGGAGGATATGCACCATAATACTGGTTCATAAAGATCCTCCTTTGCAGGTTTAATAATTACTGATTGTTCTTGGCCCTCAGCTCCGCATAGAGCTTGTCCGCCTCGATGGCCTCCTTGGTGAAGGAGTTGTTCTTCCACCAGTTGATAATGGCCACCACTACGGTGATGAGGGTGCTTACCACCTGCTGGAGCTGCTCGTTGTCAATGGGCAGCGGGCTTTTACCAAAGGCGGTCAGCAGACTGTTCAGCAGCGCCACAAGCAGGCAGATGGTTCTCGCCCACGTTGCGGCGGTCACGGTCGTGTTCTGTTCCATTTTGAAATCTCCTCTCACGTCATGGCGTGTTCTTCCCGGACAGGCAGGCCTTCCACTCGCTCATACAGGTTCGTGCCGGTGCCGTTTCCATGCAGTTCGTGGTATGCCTCATAGACAACGCCGACGTTCGTCAGCCCTTCCACGTCCACATACCCCTGATGAAGATAATACCGGCAGCTCTGATACAATCGATCATGGAGCATCGCTTTCACGCCTTTTTTCAGCGCTTTCTGCTCCTGAATGGTCGCCCAGAGCGTCTTGCCCATCCAGCCCATGATGCCTGCCACCAGGATCGACACGATCTCGTTCAGATGTGTCAAGATAAAGCTCTCCGTGGGCTTCACGCTCCTTTCACACAGGTAAGGCCGGCTTTCGCAATGATGCCCGGGTAATCCTTGTAGACATGGTTCATGTCCACCACGCCGCTCACGCCAGCCACATTGCCCTTGGAGCTGTACTGCCACATGCCGTGCTTTCGGGTCGGACGCTTGTTTCGGTAGTCCGCCAGCCACAGGTCAAACTCGTTCAACTGCCACATATTCAGGTTGTAGTCGGCAAAGTTCGAGTAAGTGTACAGGATCGCGTACAGCCCCCACTTTTCGATCTCCCTGAGCTCCATTTTGACAAGTTTCGTCAACTCGGCTGCGGGCAGACCTTTCAGACGGGGGTCCTCCACGTCCATAGCAATGGGCAGTTCAAAGCTCTTTCCTTCCAGGCAGGTCTTGAGCAGGTTCAGCTCCTTCTTTGCCATGCCTTCCGTTACCGCAACGGTGTAAGCATATACGCCAACCGGCAAACCTACAGATTTGGCCCCGGCATAGTTCGCTTCAAAGCACGGATCGACGTAGAGCTGCCCGCTCTTGGTGGAAACTGCACGGATCATCACGCCACCTACTTTTCCGCTGGCCTTGACTTTTTTCCAGTCAATGGTTCCCTGCCAGCGGGAAACGTCTATGACATCAAGCATTGCCCTGCTCCTTCAGTTTCTCTGCCAGCTGGGTGCACAGCTTCTCGTATTCTTCTTCGGTCAGGCGGTCGTTGGCAAAGAAGATATCCAGCTTCTTTTGCATCCGGTTGGTCTTGCCGCGTTCGATCAGGCGTGCACAAGTGTTGTAAAGTTCCATTTTGATTCCTTTCTGCTCACGTTCTGCATGAGCCATCTTAATGTAAAAAAATCGCTCATCAGCATTCCTTTTCAGTGGGCCAATAAGCGAAACGATACAAATGGTCTGACCCGCCTCTTATGTCTCCGGCGTAACCCCCAGCTCCAGCAGGGTCAACCTGTACTCCTGATCCACCATCAGGCTGTCGGTGTCATTCTGGGCACTTTGCAGGGCGGTCAGTGTTTCGGGCAGGGTGTCCACGGCTTTCTGCTTTGCCGCTGCCTTTTGCTGGGCCGCTTCCTGTGCAGCCAGCTCTTCGGCGGTCGGTGGCTGGGGTACTTCCCCGTATTCGTACACCTCGTACTCCGCCCCGCATAGCCGGATGCCCCAGTAAGCTTCCCCGGGCTGTGCGTTTTGGTTGTGTGCGTTCACCGCAGCCTCGATCTCGCTGTAATCTGCCGGGGTGCCGTCAGTCTCGGTCGGTACCTTGTACCCGGGACGGATCGTTGCTTCTTCCATTTTGAACTCTCCTTTCCGGGTGCTCAGTCAATATAGTTCTGAGGGACAAATAAAAATGTAGACGTTCTCACCAGCGTATTCAGCGGCAGCACGATGCAGGGGCGCAGACCGTACGAGTCCTCTCTGTGGCCGCCTACACTGGAAAAACTACCATCCTTATAGAACGTGTACATATAGTTGCCGTTGTAGCTTCGCTTGGAGCGTGTCCAGTATATAGTGTCTGCTTTTCGCTTGTCGGTGGCAGCAGTCGTGTAGTCGAAGTAATCCAGTTTTGCACCTTCTTGTGCCATCAGGCCATCTATGCCCTGCCAGGTGTAAACGCCCATCTCGACCGCGGAAAGCAGAAAGCACTTTCTCGAAAGGCCGTTCGAGCCGGAGGAAACATTGGCCGAACTGTAATCCGCCTGTTTCACGTAGGGCAGATGCACGGTCATCAGGCGGTTTGCTACACTGGGTGTGATATTTCCGCCCGGGTAGTTGACACACCAGTTGTCCAGCGCATACTTTTCGTAACCGTAGATGTAGTTACTGCTATCGATCGCTGTTGAGCCTGCAATGTTCGACCTCCAGAGCCATGCTCCGTTTGCCGTGCTGTCGTATAACCCGCCGCCCGGAACGCCCTTATGGATCAGCTTATACCAGTAGGTATTGTTGCCGCTCGGGTCTGCAATGCCAAATAGTGTCCCCAATGCAAAGGAGCTGATGGGATTGCCGCCGTCATAGAACTTCTTGGCTACGCCATCCACGCCGATATAGCCCTTGTGCACTGTCCTTGCGGCACCGTCCACGCCGGTGTAGATTTTGGAGACCGACTTGGCACTTCCGTCAATTCCGGTATAAATTGCCATGTTCCCACCTCCTTATGCGTACACCAGCAGGATAGAGCCGGTTGCAAGGCTGCTTCCCGCACCGGGGTCACTGGTTTGGGAGGTGATGGGGGTCACACTCAGCCAACTCTGCAAAACAGCCTTGCTGACATCCTTGATCTTCGTACCGTTGTCCGTATAACCGGCAATGTGCGTCAGGTTCGACGTGTTAAGGCCGTCACCCGCATAACCGATTTTAATGACATGGCCCGAGTTGTTATAGTCAGTGACCCCACCATCCAGCGAACCAATGAATTTGTTGGCCCTGACATTTGCAAAAGCGCCGCTTCCTCGACCGTCATTAAACTGATACTCATCAATGGTGTTGCCTCGGTATCCCCAGTAGACAGTGTTGCCTTCTGGGGTGCCAACAAAATTCACTTCATTATTTTGCTCGAACGCCAATTTTGAGTGGTTATGCTCACTCGGTGGAAACGTACTCGGCTTATCCGTCACGGAATTCCAGTCGGTCTTGATGCTCTTGAGCTTGTCGCCCACGATCTTTGCGTCCGCGGGTGCGCCGTCAATGGTCAGGGTCTTGTCGGTGCTCACCACCTTCTTGGCCGCTTCCACCAGTTTGCGGGTTTCGTTTTCACTGGCCTTGGCGTTTCCTTCGCTGGTCTTTGCATTCCCCTCGCTGGCCGCGGCCTTCCCTGCGCTTGCTTCGGCTTCCTTGGCCTTGGCGGTGCAGGTGGCCACGCTGGTCCCCATGCTGTCGGCGCTGGCTTTCGCGTTGGTCTCGCTGGTCTTCGCGTTGGCGGCGCTGGTGGCAGCTTTCGTTTCGCTGCTCTTGGCGTTGGTCTCACTGGTCTTCGCGTTGGTCTCTGAGGTCTTGGCCGCATTCTCGCTTGCCTTGGCGTTGGTCTCCGAGGTCTTGGCCGCATTCTCACTTGCCTTAGCATTGGTCTCCGAGGTCTTGGCATTGGTCTCGCTGGTCTTTGCGGCGTTCTCGCTGGTCTTGGCCGCACTGGCCGAACCTGCCGCCGCAGAAGCAGAGGATGCCGCCGCATTCTCGCTGGCCTTGGCGTTGGTCTCGCTCACCTTGGCAGCATCCTGGCTTGCCTTTGCCGCATCCCGTGCCGCTTCGGCCTGACGGAGCAGCTCTTTGATGTTGGTGATGCTCTGGTTCACAAAGTCCCGGGTCCACTCCATCGAGCTGGCGATGTATTCACGGACTTCCCGGCCATAGATCGCCTTTCGGATGCCCGTAATGATCGCATCAAAATCCATTGATATTCTCAACCTCCTCCATTTTGAGCCCTTACGAACTGCTCAGGTTGCCCAGCAGCTGGTTCAGGAAACTGATGATCGCCTGTGCGATCGTCCATACGCTGTCCATGGCCTGCTTCTGCACCTGCTGTTTGGTCAGCTTCTCGGGGGTCAGACCAAAGGTGAACTGCTTCTTGTTGGGCGCATCCAGCGGCAGCCTCAGCTTGGTGCACACCAGCCACTTGTCGATCTCGTGGGGGCTGGAGATGATGTGGGTCTTGATCAGAAATCCCAGTCGGTCATTGCTTTCCCCGCTGTCCACCCGGTCGTAAGCGGTCAGGGTCATCACAGGCTCGATGTTCTGCTTGTACCCCTTCAGCTCGGTCTGTGCTTCATTGCGCAGGTTGTCGTTGTTCGTGTTGCCGTCGATCTGGATGCACTTCTCAATGATGCCGTACTTTGCTTCTGCCGCCTCGTCCCGCACCGTTTCCGAGATCGCGCTCACGGTGGTCGTCTTGAAGATCCACCATCCGCTGGTGGTCGTCTGGGTGCCGTATGCGGTCACACGGGTCACCACGTCGCTGGACATCTGCTCCACATAGCTGAAATCCAGCAGGTTCACGCCATATTCAATGGTCTGCGTCGTGGTGGCATCCGTATCCACAAGGTAATCGATGTATACCCGCCATACCGCAGTGCCGTTGTCTGCCCGCACGATCCGTGTCCGCAGGTATCCGTCGTATTCTTCCAGCAAAAAGGTGTTCAGCAGGCTCCACTGGCTCTCGAACAGGGTTCCCTTGCTGGAGGTGTCGATGGTGCGCCCGGGCTGGATGTTCACCTTCCCGATGCCAAAGGTCCCGTAAGGCCCCTGATAGTAGTCCTTCAACGCCTGCGTTGCAAGGTAGAAGATGCTGTTGGAGGGCACGCTCGACCACTGCTCCAGCGGGTTGTCGGTGGTCAGGTAGTAGGTTCCGCCGTTCACCTTCGGTACAAATCGCTGGAGATATCCCAGCACGCCCTCGGCATACAGCTTGTAGCTCAGGTCAAACAGCTTTTCCGTCTCGGTCACATAACCCAGCCAGATCGGTTTGCCGTCCTCTTCCACCACCAGCCACGTTTTCTCGTACTTCAGGGTGGTGTACACAGGGTTCTTGTAACTGCCGAATGCCGTGTTGATCTGGTACGGAATGGTCGCCTCAAAGCTGCCGAACTCGTTTTTGGCCAGGTTCAGCACCGGGTCTTCGAGGAATCGGTTGGAAACGCTTCCCTCTATCGTGTCGCCCTGGGAATCAAAGATGCACTCCCGGGTGTCCCACTGAAACCCCAGAGCACTCGTGCCGTTAAAGGTCTCCGTCTTCTTTGAGATGGTTCCCGCATAAACTTGATATCCGATGGCTCCTCCCTCCTTTCTGCATCCATTTTGAAATTTCGTAAAGCTGACGGAGAGGTTTATAGATACGCTGGCTGGTAATACAGGTTGAGCGTTCCCTCACCCGCCATCAGGCCAGTCACCCGCACTTCGTACACGTCATATCGCAGATCGTTGTCGATCAGGCCGATGTCCACCTTTCCCATGCTCTCGCTCAGTTGGGCCGGGATGGGCGAAACTGACACCGCCGGAAGTCCCAGCTCTTTTGCTTTTTCGTAGGGGTAGGTCTGGCTCTTTGCCAGTGTAACCCCCACATAACCGCTACCGGTCCATTTTGCTTGCAGCAGGCTCGGTTTTTCGCTGGGCGGCATCCGGAAGGTCTTGCTCTGGAGTGCCTTGATGGGGATGTCCTTGCAGTAGGGCACGGCCAGATCGGTCTCAAACCCAAAGGTATCCCACACCCAGTCCTCCTGAATGTTGTCGTACAGGAACTTGAACGGGTAAAGGCTGTAAGCAAAGGGCACGACGCTGCGTCCGTTCTTCTGCTTGATGCCTCCGTTCACCCAGACACGCCCCAGATAAAAGAACGCCGGGTCATCCTCCAGCCGCACCCTGGTCTGTGCCGGGATCGAGTTGCTCTTCGCCAGCGCTCTGGAAAGATACTCCAGCGCTCCGGTTCCAACAGGGGTCGAAAGGTTCTGGCCCCGCCACTCGTCCGTGTCCAGATAAAACTCCCAGCTTCCCTCCCGGGCCTTGAATACCGGGTAACCCGTCAGGCTCTTGGAAAGGTAGGTGGTTCCGTCTCGTCCGGGTACGTTCACAGAGAGGACTTTTTCCACCGGGGGAGCCACCACAGGCCGGGAGACCGGGATCATCTTCCAGTCATCCCAGGTGTTCTTGTCACCAATGGTGATGGAATGGTACATGGCTCCTCCTTAACTCAGCATGTCGGCAGGCGGCTGGAAGTCATAGGAGATGGTCAGCGTCACCCGTCCGTCGTTGCCGTTCTTGACGTTGCTGATCCAGCAGCGCCCTTTGTAGCTTCTCGTCTGCGCGGTGGAGAGCACGGTTCCCCCCAGCTCCATCCGCACCTCGCATTCTCTTCCCTGAATGATCCGCATCAGCCGGAAATAGGTGCTTGTCCAGTCACCTTCCCGGCTCGACCAGTCGGGGTAAAGCTGAATGCTCTGTTCGGTCTTGTCGGGGATGCCGCATCGCTCCCGCACATCGTCCATGGCGTGCCGTCCGTAGTCATCCCAGCTGGAATGTGGTACGCCGTCCGCCACGTAATAAAAGTCCCAGCTCCCGGTCGAGTTCTGGAACACCCTCTTTCCCAGCGGAGCCTTTTCCGGCATGCCGTGGTAGGAAGGAAAATCCATCGTCTCGTATTTTTCCTCAAAGGCATTGACGTGCAGGGGGTTCAGGGGGACCAGGTTGAAGTCTCTCGTGCTGTATTCCCGGGAAGCCCCTGCATTGTCATATACCTTAAAAATAAGCCCCGCAAATGTGGGAATCTTTGAGGAAAGCGCCGGGTCAGTTGCGCTCCGTCCCATCATCGGTTGTTCCTCCGGTTGATCTTCCCCAGTCCCTCGTCCACGTCGTTGATGATCTCGCCAACCAGTTTCCGGCCGTTCATCTGGACCTTCATGTTGGCCACGGCACGGGCAATGCTGTCGATGTGCTCGCCCAGTGCCTCCACGCTCGAAACAATGTCGGCGTTGGGGTTTGCCTTCTGGTCAGCCTTGTTGTCCTCTTCCTGCTGAGCCTTGGTCACCTCGGCTCTGCGCACCACGTTGGCGGCAAGGCCTGCGGTGCGCTCTGCATTCAGGGCGACCGTGCCGTTCTGGAACAGGGTGTCGTTCAGCCAGTCCACTCCATTTTGAACGTCGCTCATGTCCACTACGGGCTGGATGCTGGGCTCATACTCGAAGTCGTCGCTGGCAATGTCGCCCACTCGCTGAGCCAGATCCATCATGGTGGAAAGGGCAGTGTTGCTCACGTCCTGTACGCCCTGCACCACGGAGTCGGTCTCGTCGGTGATGCCCTGCGCCAAACCAAGGCTCAGGTATTCGCCAATGCCCGCCATCACGCGGCTGGGGGAATGGATGCCAAAGAAGTCGCAGAATCCGTCCACGATACTGCTGCCGAAGTCGCAGATGGCGTTCCACACCGTACCCGCCGTGCCTGTAATGCCCTGCCACAGGCCGGAGATCAGATTCCCGCCAACCTCCACCAAGCCCTTGAAGCCGTTGCTGATCCAGTCCCACAGGTGCGAGAAGGCATTTCCCAGCCAGTCAAAGAACCCGCTGAAGAAATCACCCACCTTGTCCCAGTTGGCGATCAGCAGTCCGCCGCCCACAACGGCCGCACCAATGAGCCAGCCTTCGGGGCCAATGGAGCCCAGCACACTCATCAGAGTGCCGCCCAGTTCTCCCAGACCGCCCAGTAAGCCGCCGGAGCCGGTGATCATCTCACCGATGCTGCCAAGGCCGCCCAGTGCTTCTCCCAGCAGCCCCGTGCCGCCCGTGGCAGAGCCCAGCAGGCCGCTCATGTTGCCCAGGATGCTGCCAAGGTTCTTGGTCGCGCCGGTCACCTTGACCACCTGTCCCATCACCTTCAGGGTGCCGCCGCCCTGTGCCAGTTTGTTGAAGGTCAGCATGGTCTTTCCCAGATTCATCATGGTCTGTCCGAACTCGCTGCCCATAAAGTCCAGCACGGTGGTAATGCCGCCGGTCACTGCCCCGCCCCAGTCACCGCTCACAAGGGCGGTAATGGTGCCAATAAGGTCGGTGATCACGTTGGTCACGCCGTCCTGGGTGGCCACACCAAAGGCTCTGCTGAGCTTCGCGGCCATTTCCGGGGCGCTCTTCTGCACCTGTGCCCAGACGCTGTTGAAGCCCTCCTGAATTGGCCGCCAGTTCTTCGAGATGGAGTAGCCCAGCTGCATCATCATCCGCTTGCCGGAGTCGTCCAGCTCAAAGGCATCCGCCAGATTTTCCGCAAAGCCCACAAAGTTGTACTGTTCGCTTTGCAGGTCTGCCAGTGCATCCAGTGCGGTCTCGCTGTTCTTGCCAAACTTCTTCACAGCCTCGTCGTACTTCAGCTGCTTGTTCGTTACCTTCTTCAGGCTGTAGCTCATGCTGTCCAGTGCCGTGCCCACGCCGATGATGGCGGTCATGGTGCCCTGAGTAGCTGCCTTCCGTGCCTGGGCGCTGTCGGCTCCGTATTGTTCCACCGCAGCCTTGTAAGCGTCCTCCCGGCCCGCAAGGTCCCCGTCGCCGTAGAGCTTGGCCAACATGTTCTGCCGGTTGGTCACCAGCTTCTCCTGCTTTTCCAGGTAGGAGACCTTGCTGTCGTAGGCATCCAGCTGGGCCTGATTCAGCTCGTTGATGAGCTTCTGTTGTTCGGTCTGTGCCTCCAGATACTGCTGGTAGGCCGCCTGGGTCTTCTGGCTTGCCTCACCGAACTCGTTTTTGATGGCGATATAGTCCTTCTCGGCGGCCAGCAGGATCTCCGCCTGGTTCTTGATCTTCCGGTTGATGTAGTCGATCTTCTTGTTGGACTTCTCGGTCACCTCGGCGCTGTCCTCATACAGGGCGCTCCACAGTTCGTATTCGTCCTCCGCGGTCTTGGCATCGGTCTCGTACCGCTCCTGAATGACCTTCAGGATGCTGTCCTGCTTGCTCCTCTGAAGCTCCGCAAGGGTCTTCTGTTCGCTCAGCAGGGTGCCGTATGCGTCCTTGGTCTTGCTGTTGTTCGCGCCCACCTTGGCCAGCAGGGTGTCGTACTGCTCTTTCGCAATGGCCACCCGTTTGGTCTGGAGCTCGATCTCCCTTGTCAGACTCTCGGTCTTTTTGGTGATGAGCTCTTCCACCGTGGCCGTGTCACCGCCCGTCACTTCCCACAGCGCGTATTCGCCGGTGGCGTTGGACATCTCGGTCTTGTTGGCCTTCAGCTTGTCGGAGAATGCACTTGCCAGCGTGTCTGCCAGTGACTTGCCGGATTTGGAAGCTTTGGATTTCGTGGAACTGGTCGGGGTGACTGCGTCGGCCACAGCGTCCTGTGCTTTCTGCCACCAGTTACCGAGGATGCCATACGGATCGTTCAGTGCCGTCTGGGCATCCGCGTTTCCCTGCTTGGCATTTGCAATTTCGGATTTTGTTGCGTTCCGGCTGCTGCCCGCTTTCTTCAGGCCGGTTTTGCCGGGGATGACAATTGCATCATCCATTGCATCGCTGAACTCATCCATCGCGGTAGACAATCCATTTTGATAAATTAGATTGCCAGGGTGCAGGGTGCTCAGCTTGAACGCATTGTAGAGCTCAGGCATCTTCTTCTGGATCGCAAGGGTCGTCTCGTCGATAGCCTGGAGGAAGCCGTCCTTCATCACCAACGCGCCAGAATAGCTTGCCTGCCGGAGTTCTTCCTGTTTTTGCTTGTCACCGATACCCAATAGTGCGCCCTCGAGAATGTTCTCGCTGTCGCTTGCTGCCAGGTCACTGGGCGAATGGATGCCCCAGAATGTCGTAAATACGCTTCGGATGGAAGAAGCCACGTTCAGCATGTTCGCCTTGGCCTGTGCCAGTGCACTCGGGTCGGCAATGCCTTCCGCCAGTCCCACGGTCACATACCGGCCAAGTTCTGCCATCACCCGGGAGGGAGAATGAGAATCGAAAGTCGTTTTGCTGGTCTCAATGACCGCGTTCGCAACTTCTTCTGAAGCATCTGCGGCTTCCTTCTTACCGTCAAGCTGGCCTTCTTTCATGCCCTCGCTTGCATTTTTACCGATGCCTGCAAATGCCTGATAAATGCCCGCCATCATGGAATCGCCGTTTTTCAGCTCATCCAGAATATCCGCAAAAGGCAGCACGAATGTCTGGGCCGAAACGCCCTTATCCTGCCCGCCCCAGTTTTTCGGGTCGAGCGGGTTGTGGCTCCCTGCCCAGGTCGTGAATTTCGTCCAGAGGTCGTTCAGTGCTGGCTCGATTTTCTCCCAGATATACTCTGTCAGGCTCACCACCGTATCGATCACAGTTGTGCCCAAAACATACAGCGCCTGTCCGATCGAGGGGGCCGCCAGAATGATTGCGTCGCAGATAGCCTTGATGATTTTGGCGATTGAAGTCACCAGACTGCTTGCCACCTCGGCCAGACCCTGGAAAACACCGGCGATAAATTCGACCAGCGTCCATGCCAGTGCCTTGATGCCGTTCAAAAATACCTGGAAATTCAGGCCGTTCAGCAAACTTAGGCTGGATGCCAGATTCTGTACAAAGTTTGCGGCAGAGCTCAATGCCAACAGTGCACCAAGGCTCAGGGCCAGTGCACTTAGCGAGAGGCTTAATGCCACAATGACCGGCGTTACAGGCGAAAGTATGACTGCCGCGCCACCCAGCACCACAAAAGCACCCACAATGGTCAGCAGTCCTTTACCAATTGCTTCCCAGCTCAGATTTCCAAGCCCCTGGAATGCCGGAACCAGAAGATTCACTGCCGCAGCCATCATGGTCAGGCTGATTGCACTGCCAATCCCCCCTTTCAGGAGGTTCATAGCAGCAACAAAAATAACCAATGCGCCACCGATCGATGTCAGGCCACGAACGACTGCTTCGTTATCCATCTCACCGAACTTCGCAACTGCATCCTGAAGGATCTCCATGGATGCTGCCATCAGAACAAAGCCGGTTCCCTTTCCGATGCCGAATTTTACACCGTTCATGGTTTTAGCAGCGACAACAAGTCCAGCACAAAGGGCCCCTACACCTACAAGCCCTCTTGTAAGTGCACTTGAATTAAGCCCACTCAATGCTTTCACACTGGAAGCAAGGATTCGGATGCTCACCGCAAAGGCCATCATCCCGGCAGTGCCTTTCGTAAAGCGCCCGCCATCCTTCGAGAGAACTGCCGCAACTGCGGCCAACTCGAGCATAACACCACCAAGGGCGACCACACTTCCTAGCAGCTTATCAGAGTCAATGGTCGAAATGACTTTCAACGCACCCGAAAGGACCAGAACGGCTGCCGAAACTGCCACCATTCCACCGGCGAGAACACTCAGCTTCAGGCTCTGCACGTTCTTCGTCAGCTGGGTCATCACTGCCATCACACCCAGCAGTTCACCGAACGTAACAGTCAGTGCACCGATCGCAGCACCAAGTCGATCTGCTTTCACCATGGAGAGCACAGCCAGTGAACCGGCCATCAATGCCACAGCCTTTGCGATCGTCATCAGGGTGTCTGCCTTCTTGGCTGATTTCCACGCATCGATTGCTTCGCCCAGAGATTCGATGCAGTCTTTGATACCGCCGACCACGTCCTTTGCACTGGAACCGATGGACTTGATGCTTTCAAAGAATCCCTTGATGGAGACCAACATACTGGCTCCCATGCCACCCAGAATAAACTGATTCAGTTTCTCTGGGTCGAATTCATCGAATGCTTCTTTCGCATCCTGCGCAAGCTGTGCAAAGATCTTGTCCGCAACAGAGCCAAAAGAATAAAGCACCGGAGCAGCCGCATCCACAAAATTGGTCACCCAAGTACCAATGGTACCCAGCGGGTGAAGCCCTTTCGTGATCTCCGAAGCAAATTCACCGGCAGCCGATGCCGCATCCAGCAGAATATCGGCCAAAGGCTTTGTCAGGTTCAGAACCCGTGCCACACCAGAGATGATGCCTTCCAGAATATCTTTCCCGACCCGCAAAACAGAGAATACGCCCTCTGCGGTTGTCTTGATCTTCTTGGCCGTATCATCACTGATGATAAGCTTCTTTGTGATGCTATCTAGCCATTGTGCAAAGCTCTTGATCTCCTCGCCTGTCTTTGGCGGGAAAATATCTTGAAATGCCTCATGGATGGGCTTCACTATGGCACTCACTGCATCCATCAGGTTCCACAGGCTCTGCATCAGATGCTCTCGTCCAGAGAGTTCCCGGATCTGTTTCGAGTATCCTTCCAGATCAAGCGTTCCATTTTGAACCTTTTGATTCAGTTCTTCAAATGCGCTCGCCTGTTTCTCAATTTCTTCCCGCTCAAGCCCTCGCGCCTTCAATTCGGCATCGCTCAGGGTCAGCATCTTCTCTGCACTTGCCCGTGCTTCATCCAGGCCTTTTTTCAAAAGATCTGCACTGATGCCTCCCTGTTTGATGGCTTCGCCAAAACTACCTGCATCGGAGATCTGCTTTTCAGTGATCGCACCGGAAGCCAGTGCCACCTGCTCCATGGTATACGCATACACGTCTGCCTGATTGCCCAGCTCATTTTCAAGCAGTTTATTCCATCCGCTGTTCAGTCCGTCCTTCAGCCGTTCGTTCAGCGCTTCGATGGGCGGCACAAAGATGTCGTACAGCCGGTTCGCCAGCTCCGTCCATGTGTCGGCGGCCTCTTCCTTGTTGCCAAAGATCGTCTCAAACACGCCCATCCATTTTGAACTGGCAGCGTCTTTCGTTGAGTCGATGGCCTGTGCGAAGCTGGTGGCCTGCTGGGCGGCGAGAGCGGCGCGTTCTGCCAGCTCTCCGTACTGCCCTTTCAGCTGTTCCAGCGCCTCCGAGCTGGTCATGCCCGGGTTCTTCTGGGTCAGCTCATAGGCCGCCTCCATCATGGAAGCATACTTTGCGAAGGTCTTTTCCATGACCTCAGTGTTGGCCCACTTCTTCTGCAGGCTCGACTCAAAGCTGGCGATGGTCACTTCGCCTTCTTTGATGACACCCAGCTCCACTGCTGTGTCAATGAGCTCCTGCTTCAGGGCCTTGGTGGCCGTACCCATCAGGTTCAGGCTCTTCCAGTCCTGAAGCTGCAAATGTCCGGCGCTGTAGCTCTGGGTCAGGTTCCGGATGGTGCTCTGGAACGCAAAGCCAGTTTTGCCCGCGTCTGCGGTGGCGTTGGCAATGCCCATGATCATGGGGATCATCTTGTCGATGTTGCCGCCCGCAGCCGTCATCTGGGAAAGGGCACTGGTCATCTCGCTGAAGCTGTAGCTGGTCTCGTCCGAGTACCACATCAGCTTGTTCAGGTAACCGTTCACCTGATCGATGCTCTTGCCCGTGGCGTTCATGATGGTCTGAACGTTGGAGGTCTTTTCGGTGTACTTGTCCCAGCCGCTCATCACCTGATCGACGGAAAGGCTCTTCACCAGCTTTTCGCCCGCGTCCACGAATTTGTTGGTAATGTTCACCAGCGCCGTGGTTGCTACGATGTTCAGGCTTGAGAATTTGTTCTCCAGCGTGTCCAGACTGCGCTGCATCGTGGTAAAGTCCATGTCCTCGGCAGCGGCATCCAGCTTCTCAAAGCCCTTTTCCGCTCCCTTGAACTGGAGTTTTTCCATCAACCTATCGATGGACGAGATGGTCTTTTTTGTATTCTTCTCAAAGTTTTCGTTGTCGAACCGCATTTCAACAACACGGCTGTCCACTTCCCTGCTCATTCTGTCCTCACCTCGCCCCATGCTCTGGCCGCGATCCGCTCAAAGACCGGCCGCATTGCCGGGTTAATGTAATCCACACCCTCTACATACCCTCCGTTTCGTGTTCCGTGGCCATATTGCAGGATCACCGCAATGGGCACGCCGTCCACGATGTTGGAGTTTTTCCATGTAATAACGATGCTTTCCCTGCCCTTTGTCACCTCGTAGCTCCAGCTGGCCGCGGTCTTTCCCGTGTCCTTGGGGGTCGCTTTCGCAAGGGCATCCACCCCTTCCTGGCCGTACAGGTTCAGTACGTCGTCCAGGTCGAGGTCGGAACATCGCTTCAAAAATTTCCGGGTCTTTTTCCAGTCGCCTTTCTGGCGAAAGATGATGACTTTCGACATGCTTATCCTCTTGTTTTCAGCTTGGCCTTTCTCTGCTCATTCAGCATTCTCTGCTGGGCCATCCGTTTGCCCTTGCTCATCTTCTTCGTCGGTGCCTGGCTCTCCTGGCAGACCCGGATCATGGTAAGGAGCCGGTTCAGATGCCACTTTTCGCACTCCTTCGGGATGCCGTATGTGAACATCTGGCAATAAAGAATCTCGGCCGTTGTCTCCGTTCCATTTCTCCTGGGCGGGCGTTTCGGTCGAGGTTTCGTTTTATTTTTTATTTCGTTCGGTCTTGGCTCCCCGGCAAACCATGTTGCGGTCATCGGGGCTTCCATATATGTGTTAATGGCTTTATACTGTTCTTTCGTCAGTCTGGCGTATACTTCAGGGTCTACCCCTTTCGTGATCGTCATGCAGCGGATGTAGTCCAGCCACTGCTCCACGGTCAGCTTGTCCAGATTGCTCAGGAACGGTATATTCCAGTTGCTTTCCCAATGAGCCAGGGAGAGCAGTGAGTGCTCCAGTTTCAGCGTTACCGGTTCCGAATAGACAAATTCCTCTGTCTTTGCGTTCCAGCTCTGCTTTGCCGGAATGTTTAACGTCAGCACCCGCTCCACCTCCCTGGGGTGTTTTCATTGAGGCGCTCTTTTCAGAGTGCTCTCCATTTTGAATGTTCGGTCAGTTGTGAGGGCAGGCTTACTGCTCGTCGGTGCCCTTCTTCGGGCCTTCCAGCACCATCAGGCCGGGCTGGGCGTTCACAGGGGCGGCCTTCTTGGTCTCCTCCTTCATGTCCTCCGGCAGGATGCCCTCAAAGAATGCGGCCGCTGCCTCTCCGTTGGAGGCCAGCTTGTAGTACAGGTCGCTGTAGGCCTGGGTAGACATAAAGTCCGCCAGCACCGCATCGTTCTTGATGAACTTCCGGCCATCCGGGCTCAGCACACCGTAGCTCTTGCAGATGATCTGCTTGAAGAGCTTTGCAAGCTCCAGCTGGCTCTGGGCGGCAGTGATACGGTTGATCATCTGCACAAGGCCGCCCTCGGTGGTCAGCTCCATCTCCATGATCTCGGCACGGGTCAGATTGAAGTAGTAATCTTCCGTCCGCTCAGTACCGCCAAAGTCCACGGTGGTCATCGTCTTTTTCAGCATTTTTCTTCTCCTTTATGGTGTTCATTGATTCTTGGCCCCTACCAGGGGTCTGCTCACAAAACTTGCCCGTACTGCCAAGGGCTCCCCTACTAGGGGAGCTGTCAGCGAAGCTGACTGAGAGGTTTAATCCGTTCTCCTTGGCGAGACCGAAGCGGTGAGAGGTTTACACCTGGCCCTCGCTGTCGGTGATCAGCTTGATCAGATCATCCGGGGTGGGCAGGGTCGCCTCAACAGTCTCGGTGCCCCAGAGCTTGTCCTGAATGGCCTTCACGGTGGCAGGCTTCAGCTTGGAGCAGTCGATCTCCATGTGGCTGGTGGGGCGGTGGCCGGTCACGTTCACGGGGGAGGTGGTGCACTCCCAGCTGAAGGTGATGGCATCGGGGTTGTCGTTGATGGTGGCGTAGCTCTTCTCGCTGGGAGAAGCGGTGCTGTTCCACGCAATGTGGATCTTCTGGCCCACCTCGTCGTCAACGTCGTTGCCCACGGTGGTCACCCAGCTGAAACCAAAGCCCTGACGCTTCTGCTGGCCGATGGAAACACCCGTTGCAACCTGTGCGGAACCGTCGCAGGGCTCCCACTCGGTGGGGTAGGTGTAGGCTTCGATGGTGTAGCCGTACTCCTCGGCAGAGCGCAGAGAAGCATACTTGATGTCGTCAGCGTAGAGCTTGGTCTCCTCAGCGCCGGAGGGGCTCTCGGTCACGGCGGTCAGGCCATTCCAGGCCACGCCCTTGTCGTAAGCGCCGGTGTTGTTCATGGGGTACAGGACACCCATCTTGGTGCCCATCTCGTAAAACTTTTCGCCAACGGCATCCCAAATCAGTCTTGCCATAAACTTCCTCCTTCTTAAGTGTAGATCGTAAATACGGTGTGGTATAATCCATCCGAAACAAAAGAGCGGTCGTAGGTGCATTTCGGCAACACACTTACGGCCGCTTTGATTTTGCTGTCCGGATCTCTGTCCATCACGGTCACCGTGTAGAACGGATGCTGAATGTAGACCCGGTCATTCGCATGGTTGTTCCGGATTCTGCTTTCGCTGTACACGATGCAGGGATATTGGAGCTGGAATCCAGCTTTCGGCTGAAAATAGAGGTGGATCGACGCGGTATTCTCTTTCAGCACTTCGCGTAAGAGTGCGTCAACCTTCAGTCGTGCATCCATTCCAGAGCCCTCCCAGGGTCAGGATCAGGCGCGGGTATTGTACCTTCACGCTGGATACCTGCCATTTCTGTCCCATGAACGTCGCATACCGGAGCTTGTAGAGATGATCTCGTGCAAACGGGTCGGCTACAATGCTCAGTTGGTTTCCCACCGTGATGTCAGGGTTCACCTTGTCCCCCAGCTGCATCTGCCGTCCAAATTCCAGTACATCGCCAAAATATTGGCGTTCGGTCATCTTTTCGGTAAATACACTGGGGGCAGTCTCTTCTACCTCATCGGCAAAGCCAAGCTTTCCGCTGTATTTCATCTCTTCTCACTCCATTTTGATTAGTTATAACTAACTAAAAGGGCTGAAAACTCAGTCCTCAGCCTTTGCCGTCCAGGTTGCCGCAGCGCTGCCGTCGTAGGTGATAAAGCCAGTGGCGGTCATTGCCACAGCCTGGAGCACGTTGGTGCCGTCGTCAATCATCAGGCGGCCCAGCTTGAATGCCTTCTCGGCATCTGCCTTCTTCACCTCGGTGGTGTGGGCGGCATCCTCGTACAGCTTGTTGTCGGAATGGCCATAGGCAATGTAGTTTGCCACATGCAGGTCATAGCCGGTCTCGTAATAGGGTTTCAGCATAGGTTTCTCTCCTTTCCCACAACGGGTTAAGTGGCCCACTCAACGGCCATTGCGCTGAACGGGGTGGTCAGAGCGCCGGAGCAGCGGGTCTCGATCAGGTACTTCTGCGCGTTGAAGTCGATGTCGAAGTCATCGAACATGGAAACAGCGCCGCCCTTGTCAGCACCCACAGTGTAATCGGCCAGGTTGACAACGATAGCGACCAGGTCGCCGCCCTTGGCACCCTTGCGGCCCTCCATCTCGGGCACAGTCACGATCTTTGCAACACGCAGCTTGCGGGCCAGAGCAGCCTCGTCGGCATACAGCGGGTGGCCGATGCCGTCCTCCAGCAGGAGCATCTCGGTCAGAGCGTCCTCGGTGGTGAACAGGGTCGGAGTGCCGGAGCCGCGGTAGTCCTTGCGGGCACGGATGATCTGCTTGATCAGGGCCTTGTACTTGTCCTCCACGGTGGTCAGGCCGGTGGTCTTGCACTGAACCTTGATGGTAAACAGGTCTGCATCATTGAAGACGGGGCGGATGCAGTTCTCATCGATCTTGTCCTCAGAGGCTGCCAGACGGCCATCACCCAGCAGGTATGCCAGAGCCAGCTCACGGTTCAGCTTCAGGCGCATCTCCTGCTTCAGCCATGCCACAACGTCAAAGCTGGTAATGTCGATCACATCGTCGCGATCCAGCTTCTGCTTCTTGTAGACGGTGGTGGGGCTGGTGGAGCGGCGCAGCAGGCCAAAGACCTCTTCCTTCTTGAAGTTGCCCTTGATGTAACCCTTGGCGCGAGCATCCTCCTCGGTCAGGTCAGCAAACATGCTCTTGAAGCGGCTGAACGGGATGTGGTGGACAGCGCCCATGACCACGCTCACCCAGTCGTCGGGCTTGTCGATGATGCGGGGCGTGGTGTCCAGCAGGTGATCCTCAGGGAACAGCCAGTCGATGTTGTCGATGCTGTGGGCCAGCTCGTCACTGTCCATGCCGGCATCCTCAAAGGCAGCCTTCATGGTGCCGTGGCTCTTGGCGGTCTTGACCACCTGGTTGATGTCCTCAATGCTGTGCTTCAGCACGGTCTGGTTGGTGTCCTTGTCAAATGCATTGTGCTTCACGGTATCGTCCTCCTCACCGTCATCGTTGTTGCCGCCTTCCTTCTCTTCCAGGGCCAGGCCCACCAGAGCGTGGCAGCACTCTTTCTGCTCGTCGGTCATGCTGTTGTAGACCTGTTCGAGCGTCTTGCCTTCGTTCTTTTCGTCCGCCATTTTGGCTTCCTCCTGTGTTGCTTTATCGTCGGTCACGGCATCGCCGCTGTCCGCACTGTGTGTAAGGTCTTCCAGCGGGTTGCCCTCGGGGTCCATGCCGTGGGTCAGGCTCAGGCCGTCCTCGTTATAGATAAAGGCCTCGCCGCCCTCGTAGTCCTCTTCGGCACTGTGCTTCACCACCTCGTCGATCAGGGCACCCGGGTTGCATCCGGCCAGCACCAGGCTCACTTCCCGGATAAAGCCGTGCTTCACGGTGCTGCCCACCTTCTTCAGGCCGTTGGCAAAAATGGAAAAGGCGCTCAGGTCGCCGCTCTCCACGCACTGTCTTGCGGTCTTGCCGGTGTCGGTGTCGTTGAATTTGGCATAGCAGTACACGCCGCCGGGCCGGTTCTCCAGCAGGCAGTGGCCGATCACATTGTCCACGTTGGCGTGGTCGTGGTTGTACACCATGGGCACAACCTTGCCGCTGCACTCCTTAAAGGCATCCTGCGCGATCACCAGCCCGTCATAGCACCGGACGTTCGCTTTCGTCGCCCAGCCGCTGCAATCGTAGTCAAAATTAACCATTTTGATTTGCAATACTCCTCTCTACGGCATCCCGCCCTGCCGTGATTGTTTTGTTCTGCGCCGCAATTTCCTCACTGCTCTGGCTGATGTTTGCATTCCGCAGTTCATCTGCCTTGGGGTCCTTGCTGGGTTTCATGCCAATGGCCTGCCGGAACTCGTTGGAGGTCATGATCTCATTGCGGGTAAACTTGTCGGCCATTTCGGCAACGGCGGAAACAGGGGTCAGCTTGAACGGGTCACGGAAGTACATCACGGATTCCCGGTTCGCCCGGTCGTCCTCGGTCAGGAACTTCCGCCGGATCTCGTCCACGGCAGCCGCCACAATGGGTTCGATGGTACGGTTCTCGTAGTTGGTCATCACAGCATCGGAAGCAGTACCGTTCATGATCTCCGGGGTGATACCCAACTGGCTGTATGCCATGTTGGTCAGGTATTCCACGGTCTTCAAAAGGTTGTTTTCGAGGCTGCGGTTCAGCTGCGTGATATGCTCCGTGCCATCGGTGTAGGCAATGCCGTATTTGGAACCGGCGAGCTGCTGTTCGATCTGTGCCCGCCGTTCTTCGGCCTGTTTCTTCCGGGTCTCGCCCTTCACAACGTAGGGCAGCTGGATGATCAGGTCGAGCTTGCCGCTGCCCACCTGCTCGTCGATCACGTCCATCAGGTTCAGTTTCCGGATCAGGCGCTGCACCGTGCCGTTGGGCTCGTTCATCACGGCATAGAACGGGTTCTCCACCAGGGCCACCTGTGTCTTCGGCAGGGTGATTTCCTCTTTCCGTCCGGTCCGGTCGTTGTACACTTCCAGCCGCACGTCGTCCGGGTACCATTCCAGCACCTTTCCCACCCGCATGGATTCGATCCGGGTCTTACCGGTCTTTCCGTCGTAGTCCACGTCAATCGGCACCAGTGCAATGCATCCCTCATCCAGCATGGAAAGGAACATGTCATATCGCAGTGCCCGGCCCGTCTGGTCCTTGTTGCCGGAAAGATTCAGGCAAGAATTAAGGCCCGAATCAACGGTTTCGTCGTAGCGTCCGTTTTCATCGAGCCTTACATGATTGATGGTGATCGCCGCAGCATCCATTGCAATGCGGGTGTTGATGGCCGTCATAATCGTCCGGTCATTGGTTCGGTTCAGCCGTACCCGGTCGGGCCGGTTGCTGTAACCTCCCCCAATATAAATTTTTCCGGGAGGGTCCCGGTTCAAAAACGCATTCCAGGCGTGTCTCAGTCTGGAGCCAAAGGTTTGTGATGCCATTTTGATTTCCTCCAGATCAGGACTTCTTTACAGCCGAAGCCATTGCGGCCGTTACAACGGCTTTTTTCAAAGCATCGCTCCCAGTCGCATTTACGGCAGCCGCAGCGATATCGCCATAGTGATTCAGCACGGCGTCCACTGCCACCTTGCCAGCCACGCCCCCGATTGCACCGGCTGCGCCACCAACGATTTTGTTGCCGGCAGTTTTCAGCAGATCAGTCACATAAGCCTTACCAGGTGACGTGCTCTTCTTCAGTTCCAGATACTGCTTTTCTTTCTGCATCCGGGCGATTCGCTGATTCAGCTCTTCATCTGTCATCTTTTTGGGATTATTAAAGTGAGCCTTTCCTTGAGGTGTCCATCCATCCTTGTCCATCGGGCGAGCCGTACCCTTCAAAAACCGTTTGGCAACATTTCCGGCTTTCTTGACACCGTTTTTGTAGTCATCCGCGGAGTACCGTTTTCTGCCAGCAGATGTCAAAGTACCATCCTGGTTCTGGTACCGCCGCACACCCCACTTCATGCCTTTGATACCCCAATGGCACAGTTCATCGTTATAAACGGTCACACTTTACCTCCTTTGCAAATAAAAAACGCACCAGCAATTAAGCTGATGCGTTCAGATGTACCGTATTACGGAATGATGTCTAAAATAGATTCGCACATCGTTCCTATCTCATTCGGAAAATAATTGTCATCCAACCCCCGATATTCCAGTTCATCGCCGACTCGTTCTTCGATTTTGGCCCACTCATCGGAAAAATCATCGATTTTGGTATAATCGTAATCAAGCCCCAGACTTTTCAAAAAATCGATCTGTTTCTCGGTAAGCATCATGGATCACCTCTTAGTGTATTTTCGGATTGCATTATGCCCTGTTTTCCAGACAGTCGTGACACAGCCATTTTCGGGGTTCACGTTTACCGTAGCGTGCTGACCAATAAATCGTTGACTCGGCTGTCCCTTCTCATTATACCGCACCTTTATTGTATCAGAGTTTAGCGGCTTTTGCAACGCATCCAGCAATCCTTCCAGAGTCACCTGTCTGGTAGGGTCTTGGGTACGGTCCAGTGCATGAATTGATAGGCCTTTCACAAGGACACCATTTGAAGCATAAAACGGTTTTCTGAATTTCCGAGCAGCTCTCGCTTCGATTGAATATCGGTCATGTGCGAGTTGCTCTTTTGTCCGCCGGACTCCCCATTTCATACCTTTAATGCCATAGTGATAAAGCTCATCTGGATTTCTCCATCTCCAGATGTTGGTATATTCGTGCATGGTCAACCTTTCTTGATAATCCTTATATTTTATGATAAACTAAAGCTAAAAAATGGGAGGCACTCTTATGAAATTTCCACAAATATCACAAGAACAGGCTGCTTCTATTCTGGATGCCTGCTATGAAAAAGCACTTCATGGTGCCCCAGGGGCAAAAAGTTGTTCGCAGCTGGCAGAAGAATATCTCGAGAAATATCCAAACCCGATTACAGCAATAGATGAATTTGTGAAATGGCAGATTGGCAAATGCACTACTTCCGGTTTTCTCACGAGCCTTGGTGGGATCATAACCTTACCCGTTACGCTTCCAGCCAATCTTGTAACTGTCTGGTATGTTCAATTACGGATGATTGGAACAATTGCAACCATTTCTGGTTGTGATCCATCAGATGATGACGTACAGGCACTCTCGTATATTTGCCTTGCTGGTGGCTCCGTATCTAAAATATGTAGAGAGGCAGGTGTTCAGTTCACCAATAAACTTACTGCATCTATGCTAAAAAGAATACCCGGAGCCGTCTTTACAAAAATCAACCAAAAAGTTGGTTTTCGATTTGTTACAAAGGCCGGTTCAAAAGGGATTGTCAACATGGCAAAGCTCATACCTCTTGCAGGAGGTATCGTCGGCGGCGGAATTGATTATGTTGGCACCAAAGTAATGGCTGATCGGGCAATCAAGACATTCCTCTGGAAGAATTACGATTGATTCACTCAAACGCATCCCGGTTCTGTTTCCACGCCACGTAAGCGTCCATCATGGCAGCCACTGCATCGATCTTCTGATCCTGCCGCTGTTTGTAGAGCTTCCGGTTGCCATTGGTGTCCACCAGTGTAATGCAGTTGCCCATGGCAAATTGCATCAGCTGTTCGTCAAACAGCAGCTTCCGCTGTTCGCTCAGCTTTTTCAGCTCACCCAGCGGCACGCTTTCGGTCTTTGCACCCTGGATCACTTTCACAACGCCAAAGGTACTGTTTTCATCGCCCCAGCGCTTCACGAACTCCTGTGCGTTGTAGGGATCGTAGCCAAACGCCCGTACGTCGTACTCGTTCTCCATGATAAAGTTGTCCAGATCATCGTACACCTGCATCATGTCCAGGACCGTGCCGTCAAACACGAACAGGGTCCCTTCCCGCATAAACTCCTCATACTGCTGCCGTCTCGAAGCCGGAAGCTGGCTGAGGGTGTAGGATGTGATGTAGTCCCGCGTCTTGACCCCAAAATATCCATTGGACAGCGGAAACAGGAAGGTAAAGGCACAGAAGTCGTCGCCCATGGAAAGGTCCGCGCCCATGGCACAGGGCATCTGCCAGAAGCTTCTCTTCCTGTGGCATAGGGTCTCCTCGTAGGGGAAGAAATAGGTGTAGCCCTCCATAGGCAGATTGAAGCGCTTGGCCAGAATATCGTTTCGGGCGCTGGGGGATTTCTCCGCACGCTCCACGTCCAACTGGTAGGTCTCGTAGCTCACGGTCTTGCCCAGGTTCGGGTTGGCCTTCAGCCACATCTCCGGCTGGCCCACTTCCTCAATGGAGTCCAGCTTGTAGTACCAGATGGACACATGGGGGTTGACGTACTCCCCTTTCAGGATGCTCATCAACTCCATTTTGATGTCGTCGCCGCAGCCGTTGCGCACCGTGCCCTCGGAGGAAGCCGCCACGATGAGATAATTCTCGTTCTTGGCTGCGCCCTGTTCAATGGCACCAATGGGGTCTTCCCGGATGTCGCAGGAGAGCCACTCGTCTACGGTCGCCACAGTGTCGCGCCGTCCTTGCAGCTTCTCAATGGTCATCGGGCGCACTTCCAGCAGGCTGTTGGTCAAAAAGTTCTCGATGCCCTTCTTGGTGGAAGCCATCTTCACCCGGTCTGCCTTGGAGCCGGTGGTGTTTTGCAGGCTGCCCTCTGTCATAAACTGGAACACCGGCCCCTTTGCCCGCGCCAATGCGGTGCGGAAGGGTGCCAGCACCTCCTCGGCCTGTTTCATGGTCGGGGCAGTGGTCAGCTGTTGGGTCGTGGTGGTGTACGCCGTCAGGAAGTAGGCCTGCAAAAACTCAAGGTACATGGTCTTCGCAGCCGATCGGGTAATGATGAGGTACTGCTTTGTCACCAGCCGCTTTTTCAGCCGCCGGGTCTCGTAGTGTCCACCGCCTCCGTGCTCATTCGGCACAAAGACGCTCCGCTCCACAAAGTAGTACCACCCGAAGATCTCTTCTGCCCATAGCTTAAAACTATCCAGCATCTTCACGTCGGTGCCGTCCGTCAGGGTCAGCTCGTCCTCGCAGAACGAAATAAAGCCGTTCACCGCTTTGTCGTCATAGTAGATGCCGGGGTTGGCGATCAGGTCGTCGATCCGCTCCATCTCCATGGCGATTTCCCGGCAGACCGGTATTTCACCACGCATCACGGCCTCTCTGAAACGGCCGTAATAGATCGGCGTGGCCGTGTTCGAGAGTGCCATTTTCAATTCTCCTATTATAATAAGGTGGGAACCTTACGTTTTATCCTGAATCACTGTCCAGTATCTCGGCCAAGTGGTCATTTCCAAATATTCGAGCAGCCATTTAGGATCGCTCAAATCTCGTTCGATTCCATCCTCACGATGCACCACCAAATGCCCGTCGGCATTGATATACCAGTAATCTTTGTAGTCATGCCTACCAGTTTCATCAACATAGTAGCAGTACATACAAATTTTCTTACCCGAAACCAATTGGCGATATGCTTCGGGCCATTCCATCAGGATGTTGCCTTCATGTTTCACCATGTTGTCACGCTTCTTTCTCAAAATTATCGTGCTCCACATTCAGCCGCCATTCCATTTCCGCCACGGTGTTCTTCAGTGCTTCCATGGTAGTGCTGCTCTGTGGCGGGTCAAAGCCCAGCAGCCGTACCTTCACGGCCACGTAAGCCTTCACCGCTTCCACCTTCACCGGGTCGGCAACGAACTCCGTCCATTCGTTTTCTTTCCCGGAAATGGCATACCCTTCGCCGGGCCCCACGCCCATCTGCACCAGTGCAAACAGCGCCATGTTGATGTACATGATGATGTCCGCATCAAAGTCGGTGCACTCCTCGGCAATGCCCAGCAGCTTCTTCACGCTCATCAGGATCGAATTCATTTTGATTCCTCCTCGGCATCGCTGTCGCCACCCATAATGTAGCTCATCATGGCGTAGTACCAGTCCTTCTGAGCCCTCGCCAGCAGTTCCAGTTCGGCCAAATGGTGGGACGCACCGTCCTTACCCATGGCCGCTTCTTTCTGTGCACTCTCCTCGACCAGCTTGGCCAGCCTCCCCGCATCTATCGCCACTTGACCAGGTTTCAGCAAAACGAGATCCCCCTCAGCACTCGGAGCAGCGTTTTGTGCGGTCACAGCATGATTCTCATCCCTCCGCGGGACAATCTTCATCCCATCAAGCGTAATATCCCCGGCCCGTGTTGCCCGCACCTGCTGCCCATCCACATTCGTGGCCAAAGCATCGTCAAAGTCAAAGCCCTTGTTCCGCGGAGCAGCCGTATAGCCCTGCTGGAGCCCGGCTTCTGCAATGCCCACGTTCGCCCAGAGCAGTGCTTCGTCCAGCTTCGTCAGTGCCAGGCTCCTCGAATGACTCGGTGCAAGGTTCTGAATCATTGTTTCCGCTTCTTCCAGCTTCCGCCGCAGCCCCATGGCGTAGTCCTGCTCTCGCCGGTTAAATGCTTTTTTCTGGTACATACTCATTTCCTCCACTGGATATCAGACTTTCTTCTTTACATACAACATACGGATTGATATACTTATCTCAAACGGTATTTCTTATACTTCGGAGGCAATATATGCAGTCTTACACCTGTCCAAACTGCGGCGCTCCTGTAAAAATGGATGACCACGGTGCATTTCTCGAGTGTCCTTATTGCGGATCACAGTTCAAGCCCGATGATTCTTTATCTGATGAGCCAAGCAGTCGTCAAACGGATTCGGACGATGATAACGAAGAACTTCGCACCTATGCAGAAATAGTAAATCACCATATTCCAGAATTTTCGGTCACCGAATTTATCGATAGAGCCAAGCATATTCTCGAAAGAACTCTTGATTTTCTCGGTGATCACGGAATGTACATCCAAGTCGGTGTCGTTTTGCTTTTTGTCGCCTTAGCCATTGTCAGTTTCTTCTCGTAACTTATTCATGTTTTATCCATGGGCAGGTGTCGCCCGGTCTTCTTTCTCCGTCCGGCAGCTTCGGGCCCTTCCCCGTTCCGTAATGGATCACCTTGTGCGTTGCCGCCGAAACACAAATGGCGTTCTCCGGGTCAAGCAGCTTTTCACACTTGTCAGGATGTTTTCCATCTTGATTTTTTCCTTATTTATACTGATACTTAACCCATGGATCATCAGGGAGTACCGACGATTCGTCCAACTTAAATCCGGATTTCTCGGCGATTTTTATAGATCCAGCATTATCTTTTCTGGCCCACCAGACAATTTGGTCGTATTCGTCTTTATGTGCGTCCAGCCATTTCATGCCTTTTTCGGCTACTTTTGAGCAATAGCCCTTGTTCCGATACTTACTTCCAGCTCTTGTTCCAATGGAGACCGCCACTCCTTTTTCATCACCAATGATGTCAAAAAAAGAAATAGGCACATCCCCTGATTTTTCAACAAAACGTTTTACGTATGCATACCCATCCTCGGCTCTTTCCTGATAAACATCCCCATCAAGGTTGAGGAGTTCTCTGTCTTTTCGAGACATTGTTTTTACAATTTCGTTTACAGCATCCATGTTTTTGTTTACATCCATGGCACGCTTCCGCGCTTTCCCCTCACTCGTCAATGTTCCATCCGGGTTCTGGAACCGGCGCACGCCCCACTTTTGGCCCTTGATGCCATGGTGATAAATATAATCGCTCATTTTATTTCCTCCATGGGCAGGTGTCGCCCGGCTTCCGTTCACCATCCGGCATATTTTTATTTTGACCGGTGCCATAATGGATCACCTTGTGCGTTGCCGCCGAAACACAAATGGCGTTCTCCGGATCAAGCAGTTTTTCGCTGTGCTGGAGAACGTCATTTTTTGTTATGGGGTTTATGTGGTGGATGGAGATCTTCGGTCGGATCGGCCTTCCGTCCCGCAGCACCCAGTCTGTGATCGGATGGTCTTTGCACCCCAGGTCGCATCCCATGTCCCGGGCGATGATTCTGTCCCTGAACTGCCGCCACTCTCTCGATTGGTAGAAGTCCTGGTTCAGCCATCGGTCAAACCCGAAGGTGTCCTTCCCCACCTCACCGTGCAGCTGTAAATATTCCAGCCGCTCTTCATAGGTCGGCAGGGTGCATAGTTCTGTGTAGCTTTTCATAAGCGCTTTCATCACTTTTATTATTTACGGTAACCGCCAAACCATCCTTCAACGGCTCGCCTGACTGATACATAAGGTAACGCCATAATTGCTCGAGTTCATCTCGTGTCATGTTCAACACCTCAAAAGACCCAGCCATCTGCCACAAATGCACCGAACAGCATAACACCTACTGTTCCGGAGATTGCACACATGAGAATCGTGTCGAATTTCCGGTTCACGCCGGTGTATTCAAGCGACAGGAAAACTTCCACCAGAAGAACCGGAATCATAGCAAACACCAGAATACGAAATACCTCAGCACTCATACTCGTCATCCTCTCCCAGGCCGTTGTATTTCTTCATAGCAGCAATGGCCTTCTCGTACAGTTCCTCGGAGTGCTTTGCATTCTGGAGTGTCTCGGTCTTTGCCCGCAGCAGCTTGTTTTCCTCTTCCAGCTTTGTTTTCTCCAACTCGTTCTTAGAGGTCGCCAGCTTCAGAAAATGGGTCGTCTCAGCGCTGGATGCCGTACCTTCCAGCAGTCGTTTCTCAACCAGCTTCATCGCCAGGTTGATCATATAGTTTTCTTGTGCTTCCGGGGTTCTTGCAGGCCGCGAAGTTGCAGCCGACATTTCGCCCGGGGCAGACTTCTTAGGTTTCATTGCAATAACCTCGTTTCACATTCTTATTTTGCTTTTGCAAGGGTTCATGGGAGTCGCAGTAGTACCAGTTAAGCCTGTCTCATTTGAAAGGAGAAGAAAAAGCAGATCATGCCCAATGGAGGTTGAACATCACGAAAGCCCTGAACCCAAACATATAGGAGGATACTACTCCCATGAGCCCTTGCAAAAACCGCCGAAGTCCCGGTCTACACCCCAGAACCTCGGCAATTTCCCATATGACTGTAAATCTTAACACCTGCTGTGGATACAGGCATCGAGAGTTTACACAAATATAATCGGCAGCTTTCACTGTCGGAGCCTTAAAGCCCAAATATCAATTTTCCCTCCGGGGAAATATCACAGACCGGCGCGATTTGAGAGGGGGTGCCGATTTTGAGACCCCTCCCTATGGTTTACGCAGTTTGGCCTAGCGTATCTTCGTCAGATACATTGATTTTGAGCTTTTTGTAAATGTTTATTGGATCAGCAGCAACAATCTTGTCGATTGCTTTCTCAATTTCATAGGCATTTTCGTTGTCCGTGAACTGAGAGGAGGTCTCGGCGATCCTCATAAGCAAACCAGAAGAGTTGTAGCCATGATCAACGTCATATTGGTACCACTTTTCAAACTCCTCATACGGACTGTACGGGTTGTCAAAGGTGGTAAGAAAGCATCGAACCATAATTCAAAGCCTCTTTCTTGATGGATTGTTACTTATTGAGTGCACTATAAACAGTAGATTCAGGAATGCCACAAGCCTTTGCGATTTCGGCATAAGAATAACCGCTTCGCAGCATTGCACTTGCTTTGGATATCTTTGCAGAAGTCATAACAGTTGCATTCTTTGGCATTGCACGCTTCACAATTTCATCAGAATCAGACGAATTAAGGAATTTCGTCAGCATGTTGTCTGAAATTGCACCAGCTTGAACAGCTTCCCATTCCTTATCCGTGAAGGTGACCTTGGATCTGCGTCCGCTTGCACCAACTGAATCACGAGCACGCTGCATTTCGACAGAAGAGATTTTCTTAATCTCTTTTTTATCTTCTGTAATGTTGGGGTTCAAACCTTGCTCTTGAATCTTTGCCTTAATATTAGCATTAGCAATTAGCATCGCCTTGCGTTCTTTGGGTTTATTGGCGATCATATTTGCATACTTAGCTTTCAGCGAAGCTACTTCAGGGGCATACTTTTTAGCAGCTTCAGCACTGTATTCGAGTCCTTTCATATTAACAGCTTCTTTTCGAGCTTGAGCGGCCATGGCCTTCAGCTTATTAGAGAAGTCCGCATATAGGTTCTCTTGAACAGTGCCAGAAGACAGAGTTCGAGCATCTTTCGTTTCGGAAATCAGGCTGACAGTATCCTCCGCTAGACGCTTCTTGCCGCTTTTGGGGTCAGTGAATGTCCGTCCGCTCTCCTTGTAAATATACTCACCGGTCTCCTTGTCTATGCGGACACTGCCACGACGCTCCGGCACTCGTACTGTCTGCTTACGCCGGGACAGCAGCGTGGATGCACCACCATACTTAGTGTTTCCTTCTTCGTCAACACGAATCTGCCACTTCTGCTTCAGCTCGGGGATGCCATTCTCGCGCTCAGAACGCTTATAGTCCAGCTTATGCTTTTCTGCATCGATAACGACCATAGAGTGCTTAACCGCACGTGCAAGCTCGTCCTCATCGGCACCTCGCAATGTCATATCAGTGATGAGGTTGGAGATCACGCCCATTTCGCGCTGCTTCTCCTCTTTCTTCATCAGCCTGACATTGTTCGGATTGCCTTCAGGAACTGCATAAGCAGTCTTAGGATCGAATTCTTCGAGTGCTTTCAATGCACGGGTGGACTTGATGTTGACCTTGTCGGTAACAGGAATCGCCATAACCGTGTCGCCATCGAAGTCTGCGCCCGAAAGCCGCTCTGCAACCTTTGCATTGATGCCGATTGCATCCTGAATTGCACCGAGATTCCGCTTGCCGCTGACGTTCTTGTTGTTGACGGTCACGATAGGAATCTCGAAGGTGCCTGCATGAGGATAGCGAATCAGTGCAAGTCTGGTGCCATTCTCATAAGTAGGACAATAAGCCTCTGTCTCCTTGATCTTATTGATCGGCAGGATAACCTTCGTGGACTGGCCCGGGAATGCAGATGCCTTCAGGGTCATGGACGTTCCTTCAACCGTATCAGCAAAATCGTTGAGCAGCTTCTTTTTGACCGTAGGACTATCGTACCGCATGATCTCATCATATTGGGCTTTGTAATCCGCAACAGTAAGGTTAAGCTGGTTCTCGATCAGCTTTTTAGGCTGCTTGGAAAGGAACTGAGAAGAGACGTTCCGAGACATCGTATCCCAGTCGCCTTCCTCCTTCAGCTTATTGATCGGCGAGAGGTGCTCTTTGCCATCGTCACCGATGTACATGCTCTGGCCGTTAGCCTTGATAGCTGCGCCAAACGGGTTGTCAGGATCAGCTTTTGCTTCCTTAAGGACCTTCATCTTGGGCGTGCCGGAAGGCTTGTTGGTGTTAAACATAACGTCCACACCATCCGGCAGGTCATCAGAATAGACTGCCATACCTTTCAGATAATGGTCTCCGTCAACGAGGATACGAACCTGCGCATAATGGCTCTTGCCCAGATCGAGGTCAGGAACACCACGGCGAATCTCCATAACGCCGTCTTTATCCAGGCCGCCTTCGTCGCCATAGCGAATCGCAACACGATTGGAATCCAGACTTGCAGGACGCTGAAGCTTCGTAAAGGTCTCGCCGCCGTCATCAGAATGGTAATCGCCCAGAGAATCGATCTGATCCTGATGCTGGTAAGCATACTTCTGGTCAAACTCAGGCTTCGCAAGAACTGTAATGTTCGTTTGCTGGCGAGGATTGGTAGGCTGCTTGATGCCCACACCGTAGCGCTTATAGCCATATTCGGCCTCTAACTTGTATGCGGCCTCATCCAACTCCGTTTGAGTTATTCCTAAAACAGAATTTGCTCCTTCAGAAATGTCAATTATACCTTTTTTATCGACTTCAGCCTTCAATGTATTTGCGATATTTACAGCACGTTGTTCTTTTTTACTAATGTTGCCATTATATTTAGAGCGAACACTAGATTCGCTCATCCCTAGTTTATCACCAATTTCTTTCCATCCAAGACCATCTTCTTTTAGAGCACGAATCTTGTCGTACTCCAATGCTTGGCGTTCATGTGTAGCCGTCCGCTGAGCTACTCTAAACTCTGTAAGCCCCATTTTATATTCATCGGGAAGAGAATTATTGATAGTTTCCAGAATATCTTTTTCAGAGAGGCCTTTCTTTTTTAATTCTTTCACCCGGGACAAAAAATCACCAGAATGCTGATACGGATTATCACCAGAGCCCCAGGGATAACGCCCGGAATGGCGTTTCGTACCGTAATGCTCCAGAATATTACTTTCAGAGGTAATGCCAAAATAAGAACGAAGGTCTTTTTCAATCGGGTTCATGCTGCCACTCCTAACAAAATATCAGTGATAATCGGATCAAACTCTTTGATTTTAGCAATGATCGGATTGATTTCATCTTCAGTAGGATTCTCGATCCAGATTTCATCGTTCTGGTAGATACGGGTTTCTATCCGAATATCTTTCGGGTCGTATCCGTACTCCAGACAGAAAAGAGCGGCATAAATATAGAGCTGCTCCATGTGTGCAGGAACAGCTCCAGTTTTGAGATCGTGAATGCGAAGGAAACCGTCGTTGAATGTAATTGCATCTGCGGTTCCGAAGCAGTTGTCGCTATAATAGAGGACTTGTTCAGTATCCATGCGGAAGCCAATGGCATCATTCACATAGGTATTTAATGTCTTTTTGCTCTTTGGCAACTTTTGCTTAAGAGCAATGCACTCAGCTGCAAACGCGTGCAGGCGGGTTCCTCGTTCTTTCGCCTGATAATTAAGAACGGCATTGGTCAGCCTATCTGCATCATAGTTTAACCAATGATAGTTACTTGCTCCGAGGAGGGCATGTTTCCCCGTGAGCCTCGAATGATCTCGCCAGTTCATTAAGAACTTCCTCCTTGTTTTCAGGATAGATAAAGGAAGCAAAACTCATCTCGTCCATTTGCCGAACATAATAGTCCTGATTTGGACGATGAGATGCAGTCGCTGACTTCTTGCCTTCCAGTGCGCCCCAGGTTTTACCATAAAGAACTAAGAGATCGGGAATACCCTGAATCTCCGTAGGATCTAAATGGACAACCTTACAGCCTGGAAAGCGTTCTTTCAGTTCCTTTACCAATCCTGTCTTGAATTTATTTTCGAGCATGATACAACCTCCAAAAATAAGAGGAATAGCACGTCTTGAGACACATTCTATTCCTCCCATAAAAGGGGATGTTTTTCTCGCGTGAGTTTTTAGGAAATAATGTGAATTTTTAGGAATTTTTGAGAAAACAGAGCAAAAGAAAAAGCCCCTGCGTTTTTCGCGCAAGGGCTTTTAAAAATTTACAACTTATCCACTTTTTCAAGCTGTCGATAAGCTTGCATAATGTGCTGTATTGTCTCGTTTGAAATTCCGCTCCAAGTCATAGCC